AGGATAGCCATATTAATCTGGTCTAGTTGCGATCTTAAGTTTTTAGCCTCTTCACTTGTCCAGCCATAAAACTCAACGTAAACATCTAATTTCTTTTCGATTGTTTCAACTTTTGCTTGTAAATCTTTCATATAATTTCCTTTGTTTTGTTGTTCGTTTCCTTAAAGAGATATTACCAGAAATGAAATAATGCGTCAACAACAAAGTGACAATCTCCTAACTTTTTTATAGCACCCTCATATAATGAGGATAAAGACTCGCATTGACTTTAGTCGGGACCGTGAAAAAAAGCAGACCTTAGACCTTTTAAGCTCTGTCAGCGTATGCCCCTGAGATAGCATAACTTGTCATCGTGGGATAATGAGACAAGCGGAATGCCCCTAAATCAATGACAATTTACGCCAAGGTTGATGAAACGAGACTAGTTGGCACAGACTTTGCAAGGAAAGTGTTGAGTACTTGGAAAGGCATAAAACGGCATGTCAAGCAATGACAGCTTAGTTCTTTTGCGCCCTATTGTCAAATTAAAATCATTTATAAAGGAAAACAGCCTAGGCATAACCTAAGCTGTTTTAAAGGTAGGATAAGACTCGCCACCAGCGTTTTGACGGCCTGAAAGGGCCTCTGGTGACTTGCCCGACTAGTAGTGTATTAGTTGATCTCGAAGGCTTTGAGCAAAAGCTCTGATCTTGAGATTATGTTAAGTGTTATTAAAAGTATCACTAAGCCTATGTAATTTCTCATATTATCCCCTTGCTTAAAACAATATTACATCACAACGCATCAAAATACAATAGCCAAACAAAATAAAGTTTTGTCAAGCCATTTATTTGCAATCTTGAAAATAATTCCCTTGACAAGCATTGGCACGAGTCTTGCATTAGCAAAGCCAATTACCAGCGTATATTCTTGCAAAGAAAATGTTTTGGCATGGCTTTTGCGTTATTGCATTGCTTTCCAGAAATGCTATAATAAGTTAACACCAGCGAAACAAGGCAAGTTGGATAAAAGAGCCTGACAGTAATCAAGATTAGGGGAAAAGCAAGCAAAAAAAAATAGGCAAGAAACTTGCATCTGCAAGGCCCATGCCAAGCTAAAAAAGCTCCCCGAAGGGAGCGTAGCGACTGGAGAGTTAAACCATCGCCATAGCTGATTTTAGCACGTTGGGCTTAAGGATAGCGTCTGTTAGCATTTGGAGTTGATTCTTGTCTTCAAGTTCCATGCCAAAGTGGTTGAACAGCATATCATTGACCAGATCAGTCTCGTTGCCTCGCCACCCAAGTTCGTCAAGCTCATAGTCAAGGTCTGAAAACATTGCCAAGAATTGTTGGCGTTGTTGCTTGTTTAGTCTCTTAAGTATTTGTAATAAATAAATCATGTTGATCCTCTTTGTTTAGTAATTAAATCTTGTTTACTAGCCAGTAAAAACTCTTATTTTGCTCTTCAATATCTTTGCTAGGCTTTGTTACTGGAATGTCCACCATGTTTGATTGATGGTCATCAGCCAAAACTTGATAATTACCATCTGAAAGTAAAACAAGCCTGACATAATCCTTTTGAGAAATTGAATATTCTTTTTTAAGTGTAGCGTAGTTCATTTATTTCCCCTTTGTTTTTTCGTCCTATGTCATTGTACCACACTGACAGGTAGCGTCAAGCTTTATTTGTTAAGCTCATCTAGTTCGTCCTGTAGGTTAAACTTTTGCTTTCTCAGCTCATAAAACTTAATTTGTAGCAGTCTAGTGGTTTCCGAGAAAGATGGCATGTCCTTTGAAGGCATTGGAAAAAAATCTCTCTCGTAAAGCCCCATGGCATTTAATATCTTTTGAATGGCATCTAGTTCGTGCTGTAGTCTTGCGATATTACACTGCAACGTGCTTTTCTTTTGCACTTGTGACATGTTTAGTATAAACTCTTTTGTTGGCGTTTGCATTGTGTTCCCCTTGTTGTTGTCTTGATATACCTCATTGTATCACACTGCATTAATTCTGCAACTTCAATGACTTAGACGTTTCCTCCAGTGTTATCAACAACTTAGCAGGATAAAATCTTTAGAATAAACTGCTAAAGCATTGTAAACACACTTTTTGCTAAGCTAAGCTATTGAATTTCAAAGATTCTTTGATTTTATGTTTTTTGCTATAATTTAGGAGTGAGATAAACAAAGGGGAGAATATGAAAGAATATTTTGTTATCTTTGATGCGAATGATAAAGTGATTGCCTATGTTGACCGTAAAGGTCTAAACGATTGGCTTGAAAATGTAGAAGGTGAGTGGTATTACACTATGGCATAATAATTGCATAAGCAAGAACCATGCCAAGGAAGGCAAGGCTTCTGGCACGAAGCTTGCAAGTGCAAGATCAATGCCAAGCCAACCCATGCAAGGCTGATGCCAAGCCGGAGCCAGCCAAGGGCAGGGGGGGGGGGGGATTAGAGTGTGGAGATGGATGTGAATATGCTTCACAATATATTTCCCACTTTATAGTTAGTCTGTCACAACAATTCTAGCTCAAGGCTACTTAGCTCATCAATCACTGACCAGTCGCTAGGATAAAGATATACGGTACGCCCATCCTCATTATTCGACACAATCACAGCTGGGTAGTAAATATCCTCTCCAGACGCTCTAGCTTCGGCCACAATCCTAACTATGTAGGTATCCTCGTTCCAAGGGTCATACAGGGAATGCTTGATCTTATAGACCCTATTAACCTGCAATTTCATAGCAGCTCCACTTCCAAGGAGGTGAGCTTAACGACGTTATCCCAGTATGAGGGGGTAATAGCCACTATGCCGTAGTTATAGCCACTATCTGAGCTTAACTTACATTTGTAGGATTCGCTAAGACTATCTTCAATTTTATTAAGGGTATAGACTATGTATATGTCAATAGGTATGAGATCTTGCCAGACTTTATAATAAGTATTTAATTCCATTAATAAAGCTCCGCTTCCAGACTGGACAGCCTTCGTATCTCTACGTCATAGAAATAATAGCCCATTGGTATTAGAACCATTACTCCACCAAATGCGAACTCAATGTCAAAGTATCTATCATAGGAAAAGCCATATATGTAATTACAAGCAGTTATCCTAACTACTTCGTCATTCATCCAGAACATATCATTCTCTTTAGTGTCTGGAGGAAAGCTCACCCAAGTTCCTTTCCAAGAAGGGTTTTCCTGAATGTTAGCTCATCTTCTAAAGCCTTGACTTCCGTATAATACTCAGAACTCCACATAGCGTACATATCAAGCAATGTCTCTAAGTCATCAGTTTCTAATTGCATTATAGCACTTCTGTATTTAGAATAACTGCTTTCCGAGTCCTGTGTTTTTAAAGAAATGGACATGCTTCTCAGCTCTCTTGTATTCTGGAGTATTATGGACTTGCCTATAATCTCCGTATAATCGTTGGGTTAAAATTCTAGCATTAACGTCTTCAGTTATCTTATATGCTTTATCTAAAAGCATAAATTCCACACACTTATCAAATAGTATTGTACTGGCTTCTTCGATTGACATCGTATTCCAGTTGGGTAATGTCGTCAATTCAATTCTTTTCCTAGTAGGGTAGAGTTTAGTCTGTCACGTATAAGCTTCGCTTCTTCCATAGCGTCTATAATCTCAATTGCTGTCATTCCAGATACTCTGTCTTCTAGAGTTTGCATATCTAGATCGCAAAATCCATTAGATACAAGGTGATGAACTAGCCAATCTTGTTGTTTCTGACTCATACTAATCCTTTATGGTTACAGTAAATCCTACAAGCTTACCGTCTTTCATCTTCTTTTTAACACTAAATGAGCCACCTTGCAAGTGAGTATTTAATAAAACTCCTCTGCCCGGTAGGTATGGCCCAAGTTCCACGTTAGTCTCAGTGTCACCTACCATGTCAAACGTCCTATCAATAGTATTAAAAGGATTTAGAGGGTCTTTTGGCGTTACATCCACTGTCTCACCTGTGGCAGGATCTAGCTCAACTACCTTACTTCCTGCGAAGAATTGGCAGTCTCCGATGAAGATTACCCCGCTTTGAATGCTGCCTTTGAGATCCACTTTATTTTTTCTTGATTTTTTAGTTTTATTTGTCATAGCAACTCCTTAATTAGGGATGGAGGGTCGAGTATTAGCGACTTCCTCAGTACAGTATATCCATCTTTATCAATATTTTTAAATACATAGCCTTCAGACTCACAATACTCACAGAAGGCCATATAGCGTTTGAAGAACTCTGACCATATAACCTGACCTTCTACCAGATTATCCAGCTCTAATCCAACGGTCTTTTTCTTAGACATGATAATTTACCCTTAATGGTAGTGTTACTTGTAGTAATTTCAATGGATTCCTCTAATGCTTGCTCAGAAAGCTTCTTTCCAACGTGCTCTTTTAGGAAATCCTCGAAGTCTGATGTCAAATATCTTTGATTTAGAACAGCTTGCTCATATTCAAAGGTAACAAGCCAGCGTTCTATCCAATCTTCCATGGCTCTTTCACGCATTTCTGTACAGTTCCAGTGTTTTTGGTCTGTCATCTGTGCAATTTTACGTAATTCCTTCAAGGCATCTTTCATTTATCTCAATTCTGCCAGCAATGGTTGATGTTTTTCTATATTATCCACAAAATCTTGGTATTGTCGCATAGTGCTCGGACTTACTAGGTAGATATAAGCGTCTTCTCTGTCATAATACCCAGAAGCATCCCATAAATAGGCTATATTATCTGGAATATATAGCTGACACTGGACTTCTTTTCCAGAAAAATAGATGTGTCGTAGGTTCTCAGTTGTTATCTTTAGCATATCTGTCACTTTTTATCTAGTTGCCTATACTTTTATCTGTCACTAGCACAGGAATTTTGCTACACCTTCAAATTGGTATGTGTCACTCTTCTGAGTCTTCAGAAAGCCCAAAATTGGCTGGTCCGAAGTTTTGTAGATTATAATGCATTACTATTGCCTTTGCAAGCTCGTTAGCATTGTGACGGACTAATTCCTCGTTGCCTGAGAAATCCCATAGAACTAGCTCGGTTATCATAACCCCAACTGGCATTATTAGTCTCTTTTGTTTTTTTAACGCATTACGCTTAGTTTTTTGTTTTCTCATGCTACTACTTAAGGGGGTTATATCACAAATCAGGAGATTTGAAAAGGTAGGACTTTCAGGTGCGATTTTGATGCAGGAAGCAACAAAGAGCACCCTTATAAGATATGGGAAAAGCAAAGAAAGATGAATATAATGAAGAAACCTTATCAGGATTGCTAACTGGAGCATTTGAGGCTATACTTCCAGAAAGGAAGGAAAGAGATAAAACTCCAGAAGAGCTTCGTGATGAGGAGTTGAAGTATGAGCTTAGAAAATCCGCATTAGGTAAAACTGCCGGATGGGGAGACTATAAGTTTAATTGGGAAGAAGAAAGAGATAAAAAACTAAACTTACCTGTAAAGCCTAGAAAGTATAAAGATTAGATATGAAAAAGAAAAGATGGTCTAGCTTAAAAGAAAAGCTTTCTTGTAATAGTCCGAAGAGAACCTCTGGCGAAAATAAGTCTTGGGTTGTTAAGGGTTGTGAAGGCGGAGAAGAGAAGATCGTAAGATTTGGCGATCCTAACATGCCAGATAAGTCATATGTCGCAGAACGTAGAAAAAATTTTCGTGCTCGCCACAACTGTGACGAGAAAAAATCAAAACTTAAGGCTGGTTACTGGTCTTGTAAAAAGTGGTAATCAATGTCTAGTGTAAGAAAAAAAGCTCTTGAAGATTTTGCTAAAGATGTGGAAAGAGGGATACCTCTAGCAGAGGATTACGTTGGAAAAACAGGCGATATTTATGATGACGCACTTCGAGCTAGAAATTTAGCGGAAGAATCATTGGCTCAAAAAGTATTGGATAATACTTCTATACCTATTCCGGATAGAAACGCTCCATTGTCTAAAAAAGAAGACTTCCTAAATCAAATGCTGCAAGGTCAGTACCCAGAATTAAAAAAGCAAGTGCAATTTAAAGATATGCAGGGTAATCTTGGGTTATATGATAAAGGTAATATATATCTTAATAAAGAAATGGCAAAAAATAGAAGCCCTCAAAAATTAGTGGCCGATACTTTCCATGAAGGCGGTCACGCATACGACGATGTTAAAAAACTTGTAACTCCTGATCAAGTTGAGGATTTTAATAAAGAACTTAGAAAATTAAAAGCTTCCGGCTTTGATTTAAAAAATGCTGATCCAGCGCAGATATATGAACTTATTGCCAATAAGCATCATGCTCAAGTACCAAATTTACGTGAAGGTACTTTTGGTCTAGGTGCTCTTAAGTCATATCTAAAGTCTGGCACATTTAAAGCTTTACCATTCGTTGGTCCAGCAATTGGTGCAGCTGCTGCCTTATCTTCTGGAGACGCATCTGCTGCAGTTCCAATTCTTTCAGAGGCTGAGTCTTTAGGCCCTGAAAAAGGTTCTGAAGATTATGAGATTGAGAATCCACAAAGAAATCCAGAAGCTAGACGAGCTGCTTTAGAAAAGTTAATGAGGAAGTAGCATGGCAGAAGATAATGTAGGAAAGAAACTATTAAAACAAACTGATGTTCTAAATAAAGATACTTCAGCAAAAATTCAAGCATTAAAAGAAATAAGAAATACTCAAGATTTTAAATATGGAAATTTAGCAAAAGCTTTAAAAGAAGAAATTTTAAATACAATTCCAGAAGGATCTATTACAGCTAAAGATTTTTCTAAAATTGATAAAGCTATTAAAGAAATCCCAGAAAATGAAATTCTAGATCTGTATAATAGATTTACAAGTTTGCCGGATGAAGAAAGACGTAAATATAGAATAGGTTCTGGGGCTTTCAAAAACGCTTATCAATTACCAGATTCTGATATTGTACTTAAAACTAGTCCGGCAGAGAAAAATCTTAATATTTTAGAAAAAGATTATTTAACTCATAAAATTACAAACAAACTTGGAAAAAGAGGAGATATAGAAACTCCTATGCTTGTAAAATCTCCAGATAAAGAGGCAGTTTTAATGCAGAGGAGACTTGTAACCCCTGATGATATTTTAAAATTTAAGAACGCCGCTGGAGATTCTGGAATAACTAAAATTAATCCAGAATTTTATGATAAAGCTTCTTTTGGTGGAGGACTTCAAGGAGAGATAGATAATTTAATTAAGGGATATACACCAACTTCTATGCCAGAAGATGTCCATGCAGGAAATGTAGGAATAGATCCAGTTACAAATAAAATGAAAATTTTTGATACTTTAGGCTCTGTAGATGCGATGGATGTTGTAGAAAAAAAAGCTACTAGACTTTCTAATATACTTAATAATTTAAAGAAACCTACTATTTATCGCTCAATTCCTATCATTGGTCCAGCTGCTGGATTAGGACTAGCTGCTATGTCTGGAGATGCGTCTGCTGGCATTCCTATTTTATCAGAAGCTGACGAATTAGGAAATCCCGATGAAGAAAAAGCAATGCTTCGTGATATTAATCAAAAAAATAGAGAGAAGAAAATACTCCAAGCTATTCCAGAACAAAATCGTGTAGCTGTAGAAAAAGATCTAGAGGATCAAAGACTTGGGGTTAGACGTTCTGCAATAGAGGACTTATTAAGGAAATAATATGGCAGAAGATAATAAAAAAAATAGTTTAGCGTCATTAGCAGCATATTCAGCTGCTCTTAGAGAATTATATGATTCTACCCCGGACAGATTAAGCAAGGCCTCTGCAGGAGAATTTAGCGATATTATAAATAAAGCTGTAGCAAATGATGCTATGAAAAAAGCTAATATAACGCCATATACTCCAGAAGAGTATTCCAAATTCAAAACATTTTTATCAAAGGATAAGGAATCTGGCTATGCTATTAAGCCCGGTTCCATGACTGATGCCGGTAAGGATGAGTTAATTTCCGTATTTTCTAATAAAAGAGGTAGAGGTCCGGGGATACTAGAACATGCGGTAGATGTCGGAGGAGCTAAGCAATTAGATGCTTTTGACATAAACAATAAACTACCTAGCTTATACGGTAAAGAATTTAATGAAACTTATAGATATAAATTTGATCCGCAATACGCCCCTGCTGATTGGAATTATGAAAAAGTAGGAACTCCGGATGTTATAGGAATGCAGTTAGATCCAGAAAAAGCTGCTATCAGAACTGGTCGTCAAGTAGGAAAATCTATTGCTAAATTTGGACTCCCAGCATTGGCATTAGGTGCGGCATCTGCCTCCGAATCTCCAGAGCAAGCTTTGATGGACATGATAATACCCGGTGGAGTAGAATCTGTGGGATCTGCAGATGATGATGCTATTATGAGAGGCGAAGCTCAGGGATATAAAAATTATCAAAATAGCCCTGCTGCTAAGGCTAGACGAGCTGCATTAGAAAAGTTAGGAAAATAATATAGCCAAAAAGATAGATATGAAAATAAAAAAAATACAAGTACCATACCAGCCTGATTATAATGAACCTACTGAAGTACCCTATCAGTCTGGGTATAGCATTCCAGTAACATCTAAGAGACTTCCTAGTAAAGAAGATGTTAACTATCTTCAGAATCTAGTAAAAGAAGGAAGAAATCAAGAAGCTGAGAATTTTATCAATAAAGCGGTCTTACCCTATGAAGTAGAAGGGCTGCATCCGGGAATTTCAACTAGAAACTATATTGCAAATGCACTTCATCAGTCTATACTAAATAGAAATCCATACTTAGATAATTATACTCCTGAAGGTCAATCTGCACATTTACCAGATATAGTATATCCCGGATTAAAAGATTTAAAAGAAAAATTAAATCTTTCTAATGAACTTGAACATCTATACAGCAGCTCTTATACTCCAATTGATTCTAAAGTTCCAAATAGAAAGCCGGGAAGTATAAAACTTGATACCATGTCTGATTCTTATCTTGATGACGTATTACATGAATATGCACATTCTGTTGACGACATATTTAATAATGCAAAAAAAGGAAAGTGGAAAGAAGGAAGTACTGAGCTTAAAGCCATTCAGAATTTTGTTAAAAATAATCCTAAATTGAAAAAACTATATGAGAGTCCTGTTAAAGAAACTACACGAAGGGAAGATACACCTCTATCAGCATCTAATATATTTGATAAACAAGAATATTCTCCAATTAGAAGAGTTCCTAATTTTCAAGAATATGATCCTAAAACAGGAGATTTTGGTTCTGATATTATAGAGTCTCCTATAGATAAGTATAAAGAAGTTGGTGGAGAGCATCATATTGAAAGACCATTCTCTCTTGAGAATTTTAATAATTTTAATAGAGGTGATCTTAAAGACATAGTGGATACTCCAGCTCCCTCTAAATTCCCTAAAATAAAGAAATTAATTGGATAACACCCTTATATAGTAATAGTAATTACTTAGATACCAATAGGCTCTAAGTGCTTGACTTATAAGGACATTCATGAAAAAATATCTAGACGCTATCCCAGCATCACTTCTATTGATTTTCTCCATAATTATTAATTTTAAATCTGAAAGCATAGGTGTAGCAGTTGGCTTAATAGCCTCAGCTTTTCTATTTGGTTATCAACAATATTTGCTTAGAACTGAGCAGCCTGATATTTTAGGTGAGCTTGAAAAGCTTCGTAAAGAAACTGACGCAAGAGTTTTAAATATCCAAACAAAAGCAGAGACTGAGCTTACTCAACTTCGTGATGATGTTGCTAAGTTTAGCTTAACTATGGCCAGAGTTCCGGGAATTATGGAAAGACCTAAAGATAAACCTAAAATACAATTTTAAAGGCTATTATGAGCGTTTATCACGAGTTAGATAATTTAGAAATTGAAAGACTTAGAAAAAAAATTGTAGAGCTTGAGCTAGAGTTATCTAAAGCACATTCTCTTTTACAAGACAATGACTTATTTGAAGAATTGCCAAGTACTTCTGACGAAGAGGTAATATGCGTTAACGAGATTCACAAGTTAAGAGTTGCATCAGACAACGGCATTCTTACGCTAGAAGATGTGAAAATTCTAGACCTTTTAGTTAAGAATTTATTAGCTATTAGAGGTAAGCCAGCTGAAGAAAAGAAAGACAGAAAAAAAGGTGCTAAGAGTGTAGCTGAGCTTCTTAGCATTGTTGATAAAAAATGAGTGAAAAAAAAGAACGACCTATTTCACGAGAAGAAGCTATTACCCAATTATGGGAGCATGGCGTTCTAGATTATAAACTTACCGAGCCTCAGAAAATAATTAAGAAAGGTATTCTAGAAGATAAGAGTAAGATCAGTGTTGTCATGTGTGCTCGTCGTCTTGGTAAAAGTTATCTAGCACTTTCCATGGCGATAGAGGCTTGCCTAAAGACTCCAGATACTATTGTCAAATATGTATTCCCTAAACAAAAAGCTGCTAAGAAAAATATCCTTCCAATTATGAAAACTATTCTAGAGGACTGTCCAAAGTCTCTGCGTCCTGTGTTTATGGCTGCTGATCTTTTGTATAAATTTCCTAATGGTAGTGAGTTGCAAATGGCAGGTTCTGATAATGGCAACATAGAAAATATTCGAGGTGGTAACTCCAGTTTGAATATCGTAGATGAGGCTGGATTCTGCGATGATTTAACATACGCTGTTAGATCAGTATTAGCTCCTACAACTAAGTTAACGCATGGTAGAACTATACTAGTATCTACTCCATCTCGTTACGAAGATCATGAATTTGTTCAGGACTGGGCTTTAAAATATCAAGCAGAAGGCCGTATTAGAGTCTTTACTATTTTTGATAACCCACAGTTTACAGAAGCTATTATTAAAGACGCTCTAGATGATTATCCAGACGGTGAAAAAGATCCCGGATTTCGTCGTGAGTATATGTGTGAGATTGTACGCAGCGCAGATACATCTATTTTACCATCATTTAGCTCAGATGTTGAAAGAGTAATTGTAAGATCTGACTATCCTAGACCAGTATTCTATGATGCATACGTTTCTATGGATATCGGGGGATCAGATTTAACCGCTGTAGTTTTTGGGTATTACGACTATCTAAATGCCACTACAGTGATAGAAGATGAGCTTATTTTTGGAAAAGAAGTAAATACTAGGCTAGTTGCTGAAGCTATAAGAAAAAAAGAAGAAGAGCTTTGGAGAAATTCTATAGATGAGAGCATTATTCCTCCATACCTAAGAATTGCCGATAACAATAACTTAATTATGTTAACTGACTTACAAAGAGATCACGGTATAACATTCATCCCAACAAGAAAAGATAACAGAGAAGCGGCTATTAATGCACTAGACGTAGGATTATCCCAACATAAGGTAATTATTCACCCAAAGTGTACACATACCTTGTATCACATGAAATTTGCAAGATGGGATAAGAATAGAAGAAATTTTCTTAAGCTCAAAGACTCTCCCTCTGGCCAAATTAAAGGCGGTCACGCAGATGCTCTTGCCGCAATCATATACTTACACAGAAATATTATTAAAAGTAAAAATCCTTATCCAGTTGGGTATGGCGATATTTCTGGTTCTGGAGTTTTCGCATCTCAGCTAAAAAAAGATGAGCAAAAAGATAAGTCTATGAAATCTTGGCTTTCTGGTATGGTGTGGAAGAGGCCTAGCGGTAAGTAATTGATAATTCAATGCATTAATATGATATAGCACCCTTACATATTAGAAAAGTAAAGGAATTTACATGGCTTATTTTGATAAAGACGAGTATTTTGCAGCTAGTGACGATGAGACACTTGTCTTATATTTGCAAAAAAAATCAGACGCTTGGTTTAATTCCTTAATTTCTACAGACTACTTAGATAAGATTAAAAGAAGCTGGCAAGCCTATTATGGATTTTATTATGAAGGTGGCCACGCCATTACTTTCGGTGGAGAAACTGGAGAGCTAGTAAATTTGCCAATGAACCATTACGGTAACATTGCAAGCCATATTCTTACTATGGTAACAGCTACTAGACCATCTTTTCAAGCAAGATCTGTTAACACTGATGTAAAATCTCAAATACAAACAAACTTAGCGAATGGTTTGTTAGAATATTACATGAGGGACAAAAGACTTGAGCAAGATCTTAAGAGAGCTGTTGAATATGCTATTATCATGGGTTCCGGCTATATTAAAATGGAGTGGAATGCCACTACTGGTGAGATATATGACTTTATTGAGCCAGAATATAAGCCACTTGTTGATGAAAGTGGAGAAATTCAGTATGATGTTGACGGACAGCCTGTATATGAAACTGACGAAAATGGCGAGAAAGTTGAGCTTAGAGCAGGAGTTCCACTATATAGCGGTGACATCATTTTTAATGTTATGTCGCCTTTTGATGTAGTATTTGATCCAACTAAGTCAGATAGTAACCATGACTGGCAGCTTTGCCGTAGTTTTAAAAATAAATATGATCTAATCGCTAAATATCCTGAGTTTTCTGATAAAATCAAAGCTCTTAAAACAAAGTCTGATCTTAACACTACTCGCATAACTATGTCAGCTTACGATGAGACTACGGATGTTCCGGTATATGAATTTTTTCACAGACCAACAGAGTCTCTTCCTAAAGGGCGTTATGTTCTTTATCTAGACTCTGATATTGTACTAGAAGATACTGTGCTAGTTTATAAGCACCTGCCAATTTTTAGAATTGCTAGTAGAGATATCCTAGGTACTCCGTTCAGCTACACAGCAATGTTCGATTTACTTCCAATTCAAGACGCAGTTAACTCTCTGTACTCTACAATCATGACCAATCAGAATACTTTTGGTGTTCAGAATGTCTATGTAGAAAGAGGTTCTGATGTTCAAATGGAGCAAGTTGCTGATGGGTTAAATTTTATCCAAGGTAATCCGGGATTCCAACCTCCTAAAGCTTTAAACTTAACATCTACACCAGCTGAAATATTTAATTTTTTGAAAATGCTAGAGTCATCGATGGAGACTATATCAGGCGTAAATTCTGTCGCACGAGGTAATCCAGAGTCTCAGCTTAAATCGGGTAATGCCCTAGCATTAATTCAATCTCAAGCTCTGCAGTTTATTTCTGGGCTACAGCAATCGTATATCCAACTGATTGAAGATGTTGGAACTAATGTTGTGGAGCTTCTTAAAACTTTTGCTAAGACTCCTAGAGTTGCGGCAATTGCTGGTAAGTCTAATGTAACTTATATGAAAGAGTTTACATCAGATGATTTAAGTTCTATTACAAGAGTAATTGTAGACGCTGGTAACGCACTAGCTCAAACTACAGCTGGTCGTGTTGAAATGGCCAGTCAAATGATGCAAATGGGTATTATTACTACTCCTGAGCATTATATATCTGTTATTAATACAGGTAAATTAGAAACTATGACTGAAGGTCAAAACAAGGAGTTGTTGCTTGTTAGAGCTGAAAGAGAACGCCTTGTGGACGGTACAACTCCCGTGGTGGCTGTACTTACTGATTCTCATTCATTGCATATTAGAGAGCATAAGGCTGTTCTCGCAGATCCTGATTTACGTATGGATGCGGAGCTTGTTCAACGAACGCTTGCGCATATTCAAGAGCACATTAACATCCTCTCTGATCCTAATGTTGCTAATATTCTTACTATGTTAGGAGAGCAGCCACTAGGCCCTCCTATGGGAACTCCTCCAGCTCCGGGCACAGTAGCTCCAGAGCAACCAATGCAACAAGGTCAAGAGCAGATACCTCCTTTATTAGAAAATCCTCAAGCTCAGAGCGTTGCAGCAACTGCTAATCAAGGGCCTCTGCCATCTCCTGCGCAACCTGCAGGTGTTTCTCAAGGAGTACTGCCTCCTCAACCAACAACGCCAGAACAGCTGGCTGCAAATAACTTAGGAGCATAATATGGCTAAATGTGGATCAAAAAAAGGTAAAGGAAAAAAAGGGAAGTAGCATGCCAGCTAAAAGTGATTTTGGTCATAAAAATTGCTTAGAATGCGGTAATGTTATTATTCATAAGATAAAAAGAGATATAGAACGTAAAAAGTTTTGCTCACAGACCTGTATGGGAACTTATTATGGAAGAAAAAGACCATTAGATCACATGAATAAAATGTGGGTTTTAGGATGTAGTCCAGAAGCTAATGCTAAAAAGGGGCGTAAAGGAGAAAACCACCCTCAATATAAAAAGGATAGAAGCCAAGTTAAGAGTAAACGCTCTAGATATGAAAATACTGTTTGGACTAGAAGTGTTTTTGAAAAAGATGATTTTACTTGTCAGGATTGTGGACAACGTGGTGGAAAATTACAAGCCGACCACATAAAACCATACTGCATTTGCTCTGAGGATGAGAAATGGAATTTAGAAAATGGAAGAACTTTATGTGTAGCATGTCATAAGAAAACAGATACTTATGGAATTAAAATGGTACATAAATTAAGAAAGGAAAAAGAACAATGAGTGCTAAGTCAAAAGCTCAATTTCGCTTTATGAAAGCAGCGGAAAATAATCCTGAGTTTGCAAAAAAAGTTGGGATTGAACCAGATGTAGCTGCGGAGTTTACCAAAGGTAATGTTGGTAAAAAAAGATTTGCTAAACTTAAGGAAAAAGTAGATGGAAAAAAGAAGTAAAAAAACTTTAGAAGATTATTACACAGAAGATCTTTTAAAAGACCCTTATAGAGAAGTTAACCTAGAAGATATGTCTATGGCAGAAGATCCAGAAGCTATGGCTAGAGCTGTGGGTAAACAAAAAAAGCAAAAAGCTTATTTTGAAAGATTAAAGCAAAAGCTAGATAGAGGGATGTAATGAGCGACGCTAATAAAAAAGCTAGAAGACCTGCGGGATATAAGCCTTTTTGGGAAAGCGACGAGGAAGAACAGCCTGTAGAACAGCCTAAGCCATCTTATGATTGGTCTGCTCTAAAAAGTAGAGTCCTTGGAGACAAGACAGCTGCTGAAGTAGCAGAAGAAGAAACCAGAAAATTAAAAGAAAGATACGGTAGATAATAGTAATACCAGACTTATCCCAATAATGGGACAGTCATTTTAGGCTCATACAAACAGCCGAAAGGAAAGTTATGTCAGACGAAGTATCAATGTCAGAAGAAGTTTCTCAAGAAGTTTCAGGCCAAGAAGGTGCTGAAGAAGTATCTGCTGGTTCAGAAGAAGGCTCTAGTGAAGCGCAATTACAGAGTGCTGTAGAAGATGCTATTGCTAGTGGAGCTTCTAAGAAAGAAGTTCAGAATCTAATTAAAGAGTTCCAACTAAAAGTAAACGGTAAAGTTATCAATAAGCAAATTGACTTATCTGATGAGAACAATCTCAGAAATGAACTTCAACTTGCTGCTGCTGCTCGTCAATCTATGCAGGAAGCCGCTAACCTTAAAAAAATGTATGAAAAAGAAGTTGGCCGTCTTAGACAGAATCCGTGGGAAGTTCTACAAGAGCTTGGATTAGATCCAGATGAACTTGCTGAACTACGCATTCAACAACGTATCGAAGAGATGAAAAAATCTCCTGAGCAATTAGAGAAAGAAAGAATCCAGTTGGAGCTACAATCTGCTCGTGAAGAAGCTCGTCGTCTTAAAGAAGAACGTGACGCAACTCAGTTTGAACAGCTTAAAGAACAAGCTGCTGCTCAGATTGAATCAGAAATTGAACAGGCTTTAGACTCTCATAAAACACTTCCAAAATCTAGACACATTGTTAAGCGTATTGCAGATTCTATGCTATGGGCTATGAACAATGGTTTTGATGACGTAAGTGCTGAAGACGTTATGCCTCTTGTTGAAAAAGAATGGCGTGATGAAATGAGCAGACTAATGGATGACTCTCCAGAAGATATCCTTGAGCAACTTATCGGTCAAAGAAATATCGAAAGACTAAGAGCTAAGAGACTTAATGCTATGAACACTTCCAATATTAAGACAGCTTCTTCTGTAAAATCTACAGCTGGATCTGTTCAGAAAAAGGATGATGCTCCAAAGCAAAAGATTAAGCAACGTGATTTCTTCCGCCAATTGGGACGTAAATAATTAAAATTACTAGGGTGTTATTATATAAGTATGTGTAATACTTAAAATAGCACCCTTATACATTAGCTGGTGTATTTAGTACAGACGATGCCTCCAAATATCCAAGGACTTTGGACAAGCTAGTTAGGAAGAATATAACTAAGTTATAAACAAACTAACAAAACTTAACGTAGAAAAAAGGAAATTTATGGCTATTGAATCAACAAACACCGTATCGACACTTGACGGTCATTTTAAAGAAGTGTACGCATCAAAAATTAGAGATCTAGTACCTGAAGGTATGAAAATGCTTAAGCTTGCTGAGTTCTCAGCAGCTGAGAAACTTCTTGGTAATCTCTATCACCAACCAGTTGTTCTAGGTCTTGAGCACGGCTTCACATACGGCGGATCTGCTGGTGATGCTTTCATCCTTAACGCAGCTGTTGCTTCTCCTAACCGTGATGCACAAGTTAAAGGTCATGAGCTAGTTCTAGTATCTGCTATTTCAGTAGGTGCTGCTTCTCGTTCTATCTCTTCTAAAGCTGCTTTCGAGCAAGAAACTAAACGTCTTGTTCAGAACATGCTTAAGTCAACTCAAATCCGTATGGAAATCCAACTTATGTACGGTGGATCTGGTATTGCTAAAGTTGCAATTGTTGATACTGTTAATAACATTCTAACTATCTGTGGTTCTGAATGGGCTGCTGGTATTTGGTCTGGTTCTAAAAACGCTGCTCTTGAAATCCGCTCTCAATCAGGTGCTCTTCGTGGTACTTGTAACGTAGTTAAGCCAAACCTTAAAGATCAAACTATTGAAGTAGATCTTATTCCGAGTTTAGTTAGTGGTAATCCAGATTCTGAAAATTCTGCTGCTGATGTTATTTACTTCAAGGGCGCATATAATAAAGAATTTGCTGGTCTCCATAAAATCATTACAAATGATCAAACTCTTTTCAATATCGACGCATCTGAGTTCGACCTTTTCAAAGGTAACGTAGTAACCGTCGGTACTTCTGAAGCTTCAAAAGCTTTCATTTCTTTCGATAAAGTTGAAGAAGCTGTAGCTCTTTGTATGGAAAAAGGTCTTACTGAAGAAGACGTTGTTTGTCTTGTAAATCCTAAGCACTGGAACAAGTTAATGACTGAGCAAGCTGCTAAGCGTCAGTATGATAGCTCTTACTCTTCTGAGAAAATGGAAAATGGAGCTAAGTCTCTAGTTTTCTACGGCCAGAATGGTAAAATCGAAATTCATGCTTCACTTTTCGTAAAAGAAGGTTTTGCTTATATCTTCCCACCTGCAGAACTTGAGCGTATCGGCTCTTCTGATATCACTTTTGAGCGTCCGGGCTTTCCGGGTAAGTTCTTCCGTGAAATGGAATCTGCTAATGGTTACGAACTTCGTGCTTACTCTGACCAAGCTTTATTCACTTCTGCTCCGGGTAAAATGGCTGTTCTTAAGTATATCAAAACAGCTTAATTTTAACATTCTTTTAAAATTAGAAAAGCCTCCGTTCTGGAGGCTTTTTTTTTGATAAACCCTCAACAAGCAAGGGAGAAACTCATTGAGGGTGTGTATTTTTTGAGGAAAGGGGGAGTAACCTCTTTTGTAGAATACCAATTATTTACAAACATGTCAATAAAATATATTATATATAATTTCAAGTACTTAATTTAATAATGCACATTTACCTAAAACACCCTTATATTACAGATACTTTCAAAGAGGAAGCTAATGCCTAAAATATTAACCGTGGGAACTGAAGAGTTTGAATTTCCACTAGAAGGTGAAAATCCGGGATATGGGTCTGAAATTACGGATTGGGCTGAAGCTGTATCAACCGCACTTGCATCTGTAGAAAAACCAAATGATATCTCAACAACAACTAAAACTATAGGAAATTCTATTGGAACTTTTCCAATACCTAACTTCTCTTTTCCAACATCTGAAGTTATTGCTATTGATTGTAAGTACTTTGTTAAAAGAACTTCCAATGCCACTGCATACACTGAAGTTGGTTATATAGAAGGTTACTATGATGGCAACTGGGGTATTTCTATTAGAACTACTGGAGATGCTAAGATATTATTATCAATAGATTCTACAGGACAAATGAACTATACACTTACTGCAAGTGATATTTTATCTGGAACCTATACTGGTTCTATTACATTTGAAGCTAAAGTTATAAATAAGTAATTAGGAGTTATAAGTCATGTCAACTAAAAAAACCCGATTTATTAAAGGCATAATTTTAGCCCCAGATAATGTCGCTTTAGATGGAGTTGAAGGTGAATTAAAAGTTGACACAAGTGGTAAGCTAAAAGCTACACTTGGCTCTGCAGAAAGAGAAATTGCAACTCTAGATCAATCCCAAACACTTGCTAATAAAACTCTCACCTCTCCAGTTATAAATACTGGGGTTAGTGGGACTGCTATCGACACTGATTTAACATCTGTGTCTGCTTCCCATGATACGCTTCCATCTGCTAAGGCTGTTAAGGATTATGTTGATGCTCAGGTTGGCTCTAAAGATCAAGCTAATGAAATTTTAACAAACCCTTCTATTAGTGGCACGGTAGGAGAATCTGTTCAAGATGTTTTAGAAGAGCATGAAGATAGATTAGACGATCTAGTAACTCTATCCGGAGTTGCAGCAAATGCTGAGAATCTCGGTACATTTACTGGAGCAACAATTCCAGATGATTCTACTGTAAAAGCTGCTTTACAGGCTATAGAAACGGCTCACGAAGAAGTTGATCAAAATGTTAACGATCTTATCACGTTATCTGGTGTGGCTGAAAATGCTACAAGCTTAGGTACATTTACAGGCACAACTATTCCAGATAGTTCTACAGTAAAAGGTGCTTTACAGTCAGTTGAAACAAGCTTTGAATCTCATACTTCTTCGAAAATTCAGCATGGAGTTACAAGCGATTTGGTTGGTAAAGACGATAACCAAACCTTAACAGAAAAAACAATAAATGCCGACAATAACACTATTTCCAATTTACAAGTTGGCAATTTAAAGGCTGGAGTTTTAGATACTGACTTAACTTCTGTGTCTGCTCTTGATGATACATTACCATCTGCTAAGGCAGTTAAGACTTACGCAGATTCTTTAGTTCCAGCACATATATCTAATGAAGTATCCTTTACTCTTGTTAATAATCAACAATCTAGTGCAGCAAGCATTACAGGACTTGTTTTTAGCCCGTCTACTTATCGTAGTGCTAAAGTTGAGTATGCTATTTATAGACAAACAGATTCTGCTTCTACGGGAGTTGCTCAAGTTGGACAGTTAAGACTTGTGTATAATTCACAACAATCTACTTGGTTACTGTCTGATGACTTCTCAGGTCAAAATTCTGGAATTGAGTTTAGTGTAACATCTCTTGGTCAAATTCAGTATAAGTCCTCAAATATATTGGGAGCAAACTATTCTGGAACTTTAAAATATTCAATTAGAAAAACTTTTGGAATTTAATATAGCAATTTAAAATAATCATATAACTTATCTGGAAAATGGAAGGATAAAATGTCAAATCAAAGCTTTAAAGTAAAATCTGGTCTTACCTTAACACCTGTAGACGTAACTACGCTAGTAAATCCACAAGCTGGAGATATTGCGTGTGATAGCAGTGACAATAATAAAATTAAACGCTGGGATGGAGCTAGTTGGGTCCAAGTAGGATCTGGCGGAGTTGGCGGATTAGACTTTCTTTTCACACAAGACTTTGAAGAAGCAACTCTATTAGACTTTACCCAAGTCGGCTTATCCTTAGATACTGTAGATAATTTGCACGGCAAAGTGTCTGCAAAATTAACGCATGATGCTAGTGTTAACCAGTATGTTAAGCAAGCTGTGGATGTAGATCCTAAGTTCCGTGGTAAAAATGCTACTGTCCAGTTAACAGTAAAATCAGCGGCATCTGCTGGTAATGTCGTCTTAAAAATTACTGACGAGACTGGCAGTACAGACCTTGTTGTATCAGAGCAATTACAATTATCAAATAATGCTGGCGGAGCATCTAGTTCTGTTAGCTTTGACATTCCAGAAACATGCCTAAGCCTTTCATATACAATTACTGCATTGCCAGAAGCTGGGTCTCCGGTTACTATTATCGATGATGTGTATTGTGCGCTAACTGCCAGTAACATGTTTCAGAGTGGTGTGGTGCAAGAAGCGGATAGTTCAATTAGAGTGGACACTATTAATGGTTTTGGTAGTTCTAGTACGGCAATTAGAAGATTTTTAAATCAAATAGAGAGCACTGGGTCTGATATAGTATATGTGGATTCTCCAACAAAAGGGGCCTCTTTTACAGTACAGTCAGATGGTGTGTACAGTATTTCTTATACTGATGCTACTAATAATGTTGGTGGTATTATTATTTTAAAAAATCCTACATATCCTGTAACAGGTACTTATACAGCTACGTTAGCTAGTTTTAAAAATAACGTACTAGCTAACTCTTTTAACAGCTATACCAACAACTCAGATACTAACATATCTTGGACAGGAGAATTAAGTGCTGGGGATGTTATAGTTCCATTTTCTGATGGGGCTAATCCGGGTGTAGCTAATAGATCTAGATTTACAATAAGTAAGCAAGGCTCTTTAAAACAAGTAACTGTAAACTCTGATCAAAAAATCACTATTCCAACTTCAGAATTAATGTTAGACACTAGTACTTCTAGAGGAACAGGATCAGAATCTTTTATTGTTCAATTTGAAAATATTTCAAAATTAAGGGGTGATGCTTTTGAAGTAAGTAATGCAAACGGTACTAGCATTACTGTTAAGAAGAATGGTATCTTAAATATAACTGCTTCTGTATATCGAGTAGCTTCTTCTGAACTATATCTTACTAAAAATCAAGCAACTAGAACTACATTTCCATTGGTATCAGAAATATTAGCAAATATTTCTAAAAGTGTCAATGAAGGTGGAGCAGACAGTATTTCTTGGAGTGGTAGCGTAGTTTCTGGAGATGTAATAAGATTGGCTGCCGATAGTGCACCATCTGCATCAGGTGCTAATATTACATCATTTTTCAATCTTTATTTTCAAGAACAAGATATATCTGTTTCTGTAACCAATACTCTACCACAGTTTAGTGAAAGCGATAGTTCTATTAGAATGGATACAGCTAATGGTTATGGATCTACTGCTACTAAAGTTAGAAGACTTAGTAATACGAGAGATAATCTTGGAACTGATATACAATACAATCCAAATAATGATGAGGGTGTAAACGGTGCTAGTTTTAAAATATTAACTAGTGGTATTTATCATATAAGTTATAGTGAATCTTTACCTGCAGCCGCTGCAACCAATCCATTTGGTATTTCTAAGAATGCATCTTCTCTTATTACAAATATAACATCATTATCTTCTCCGGAAGTACTTATTATCTCTAATCCACAAAGTAGTGGTATTGCTAATGGAACGGCAGTATCTTGGTCTGGGTATCTAATGGCAGATGATATAATTAGACCCCATACTAATGGTGGAGTTGCTTCAATCAATTCAAATGTAACTTTTACAATTTCTAAAGTAGGTAAACCTAATGTAACTGGAGTAGATGTAACTCCGTTTGTTAACATACCACAGCCTGATACACAAAGCTCTTATTTATACACAAATACATCTTTCTCATCTAGTAATCCTGTAACTGGTTCTTTAACTAGATCTGTAAGCTCTGGCATTTTTTCTTACAACTCATCTACAGGTACTTATACTGTTCTTAAGAAGGGCTTATTTAATTTAGCTTATAGCAACTCTGCTGTTGGAGCTAATATTACAGCTACAGTTATTATATTAGATGGTAATGCTGTTGCATATAATAACACACAATCAACTGCTACAGCTAGTAATAGTTGCTCTTATACAGAGATACTACTTCCCGGTCAACAATTTTATTTCAGACCTTCTACTAATGCTGCAAATAATCACTCTATTTCTGTAACTGCAGAAGCTACTTCTGACCAAGTTCTCACACAGACTGAGACTTTTAGCACAGATACGGCAACTCTTGCATATAGCTCTAGCTATACACTATCTACGCTTCAGAATGCTCCAGTAGGGACTTATATTACGTTTACATATGCAGGAGGAAGTAATACAAGAACGCAGACAACCTTGAATAATAGACCTACTCAGACTGATGCTGAAATGAATGCAAATGGGATTTTACTATACACTAGAGGTTATACTTCACCTAGTACAGCGGCTCAACCAGTAGCGATTGCTATTCAAATTGGTAAAGGAATGAAAGGAAAAAGTTTAGATTTATATAAAAGTGCTGGTAAAACTACAACTGGTAGTTTAGATTTTATGAATAATACGGCTTCTTCTAGAATTGGAATACAGCACAAAGAGTATAATGAATCAACTGGAATTATTATTATAGATGCAGGAGACACCTATTCTTCATCCTTTACTTCTTCTACTTTTGTATTTTCAGATCTCACAACGCAATCTTCTGGCTATCTCGTAATCAATGCAAGCAAGAACCCTGCGCTTACTGGAGTAAATTCTAACATAGTAGCGGCTAGAGCATTGAGTACAACTGGAGTTGCAGTGTCTGGTGGAACTGACGCACTAGTAACAATTGGATCTTCTGATACAACCATACTTAGCAATATGTCTATAAATTCTGGTAATAGCTCATTTATTATTCCTGAAACTGGCATATACTCTGCAAAGGCAGCGATTCAATTTATCTCTGCGAGTTCTGCAGCAGCTGCAATTTTTTCTATTAAAGTATATAAAAATGGAGCATATCACTCTACTATTGCTAGTAAGACTATAGACGCTACTGTTACTGCAAAACAAGGTTTACAAGGCTGCGATGAAATTAGATGTCAAAAAGGCGATTATCTCCAGTTTTATGTAAACAAGTCAGCTGGTACTGGTAGTACTTCTACTACATCAGGTGAGTGCTTCTTAAGTGTCCTTAAATTAGGTGGAGTAAATTAATTATGATACATGTATTAATAAAAAAACAAGATCAAGTTACTAACATGGGCTTATTCCAATCAATGGAGGAGGCTCAGTCTTGGCTTGATAAGCATGAAAAGTCTGGAACATTTGGACAAAAAGCTCAGCAAATAGAGCAGCAGGTAGAGATCTCTCCAGCTGTTATAGATGAGGAAGGTAATGAAATTTCTCCTGCTGTAACTGAAATGCAACTTGTAGACATTCAAGGTTATGTTGCAGAAGTTCAGGACATTTCTGAAAAAATTAGTCAAGAGAAAATTAATGAAGAATCTCTTAAGCTACTAGCTGATACTGACTGGATGATTATTAGAGAGTTAGACTGCGGAATTGCTTGTCCAGCGGAGATTAAACAGGCTAGAGCAGAAGCTCGTGCCAAGATTGTAAGATAATGTACAGGCTCATTGTTAAAAAAGATAATGATGAGCAAGTGCATGAGTTTGAAAGTGCTGAGTTAGCACAGTTATACAGAGATTATCATTTAGCTTTTGGACAATGGAATGGTATAGTAAAATGGGTTGAAGAGGCTCATCTTACGGAAGAACAAAAGATATTTATAATAGATGAAAAAACAGAACTTATAAATGGAAATATTGTAAGATTCTATAAGTTATCTGAGGGATTAGAACTAAAAATAGAAGAAGCTGACATAGGGTCTCTAAAGCAAGTTTGGAACATATTTAGAGATAAAAGAAATAAGCTACTTTTATTTACGGACTGGACGCAGTTAGCTGATTGTCCACTGAGTATGGAAGACAGAAAAGACTATAGAAACTATAGGTCTTATTTAAGAGTGCTTCCATCCCTGCATAATGACGATTCTGTTCTTTATGCAAAAGTTTATGGATTTGATGACTGGAAAAGAGGGAAGAGATAGTGGATAAGATTAAGCAACTTCAAGATAAACTAACTGAATGGTGCGTTAAAAAAGGAATCCCTGTCCCAATTCTTAGAGATGCTGTTAGTCAAAAACCGTCTGCATCTTTCACATTACTGGTAGTATCTTCTGGTATTGTTATATTTGGCTTACTAAATAAAATGGCCAAACTGGTAGACGGTGTGGATATTGACAATGCGTTACAATTTTTTTATGCATGCGCAGGATTATATTTTGGTAGAAAATTAACTTCAGATAAAAAAGAGGAATAGTATGGGAGCTGTTTTAGATATTATACGACAGAAAGAAATTTTAGAGCAGTCAGAGCCAATTAATATGGACTGGACTTCTCCTTCTTTTTCTCTTGATGACAGGGAAGATGAGTTTTCTATAAATGTTTTTTATGAAAATGGTGTAGCATTTAGTGGCCAACTAGTGCTGCAAGTATCTGCAGATAACATTAACTTTGCGGATATTAGTGAATCTATCCAAAGCGTTACAGACTCTTCAGGTTTCCACATGTGGGATATTGCGGGATCTGGAGCGTTATACGCTAGAGTGAAAGTGGTAGTTAGTGGCGGATCAGTTGATATTACTAGAATTTTCTACGCTGGAAAACAAAGGCATTAATCATGGCAAATACAGTTATACGATTAGGTTATATAAGCATATCAACAGGATCTGGAGCTGGATTTGAGGAGTATGCATCATTAAGTGCGTTTCCATTAATTGGACAGAGTGAGGTTATTTACGTAGCTTTAGATACTAATAAGACTTACAGATGGTCTGGAACTGTATATGTGGAGATCTCTCCTTCGGAAGTAATTTCTGTTAATGGTGAAGTCGGAGCTGTAGAGCTAGATAAAACTGATATTGGTCTTGGCAATGTAGATAATACTTCTGACGCAGATAAGCCAATTAGTACAGCAACTCAAGCCGAGTTAGACTTAATCACTGATGTAAATTGGACTGGCGATTATGATAATGGAGTAACCTACACTGTTGGTGATGGCGTAATGTTCAATGGTGCTTCGTTCAGAATGATCGTATCAATTGGAGCAGCAGGTTATAATCCAGCAGCTTACCCAGCAAATTGGCTTCAAGTTACAGATTACCTTTCAGCTAACGATATCGGTTTAGAAAATGTAGATAATACATCAGATGCGGACAAGCCTATAAGCGACGCTACGCAAACTGCTCTAGATGGTAAAGTTGATGTAGTTGGCGATACCATGACTGGAGATTTAATTATAGATAATGGATTTGGAGGAACTCATACTGTATCTGCTGAAGGTAGTTACATAGCAACTGCAGATGTTACATCTGAATATACTAGACTTGGATACTTTACAAATCTTGCTCCAGTTGGATCTACTTTTCAAAAATATAGCGATGGTGGTATAGGATATTTGAATTTAGGGGAGTCTGATTACTCTACGGGTCTTCAAAAAACTATTGATATACAGTTAACTGGTATCGAGATGACGCAGACTCCAGATGGGTCTCCTGCAACTCCAATTATGCCAATAAATCCGGGTCATGTAACAGTTAAGAAATACGTAGATGAACAAGACGCTTTAAAAGAAGATCTTGCAAATAAATCTACAGATGGAACTTTAGCTTCTGATTCTGATACTCTTTATCCTTCCCAGAAAGCTGTGAAGACATACGCAGACTCAGTAGCATCTCAGATTCAATCAAGCCTTGATGCATCTACTTATTATCATGAGCTTCATGTTAATTATGACTATACTGGAGCAACCTCTGATGGATCTCCTTATAAACCATTTAAAACAACTCAAGCTGCTGTAAATGCAGCGCAGTTACAAAATATTGGCGGTAATACTGCAATTCTAATTCATTTAAAAAATGATCTTACTATGGTAGAGAATATCGTAGTTAATAATGCAGTGTCAAATTTATACATTATGCCAGCTGTTAGAAATAACACTTCATCTGGTCCTTTTAAAATTATCGGTAGCTTAACAATTAGCGGATCTCAAACTAATAGAGTTAGAGTTCAGGATATTGAATTTGCTCCAACTTCTGGGTATGCGTTAACGATTAACGATACAAATGGAAGGCACTTATTTGAGAATTGTGCATTTGTAAATGGATCTCTTCCGGGACAAGCGGGAACTGGTGTAACTTTAATTAGTACTTATAAGAACTTTATTGAATTTGTAGACTGTACTATAGAAGGTGTTTTTAACATTGATGGAACTCCTTCGGCAGGAACAACTGTAACAATGTATAGGTGTAAACTTACTTATGCGAATGTTATTGTAAATAGCGCAAACGTATCGGTTGGAATGTATGATACTTATGGATTGTATGGACTTACTCACACAGCTGGTGCACTAGCTATTACTGGATTGTGGGGAGCTATTGGCTTTTTTAACTCTACAGCAAATGTATCTGCCACTAACTTTATAAGTTTATCCAATGTATCTCTTCAAAAATATGATCTAAGTTTTGTTCCTTTAAATAAAACAGGAACTTGCTTTTATCAATTAATGAACGTACATCGTGGAGAAACAGCCGATGTATTAAATGGAACTAGAACAGTTTATGGCCCAACAGCTACAGACGCTGGTTATAAAATGGGCGTATCGGGTAATTGGTCTCCAGCTGTATCCAATGTGGCTGGTGCGTTAGATCAACTTGCTGCTAATAAAATATCATCATCTGAGAAAGGTGCTGCTAATGGCGTAGCTCCATTAAATGGCTCTTCTAAAATTGACGCTACTTACTTGCCAAGTTACGTAGATGACGTTGTAGAAGTTGCTAACTATGCTGCACTTCCCGGAACAGGTGAAACTGGAAAAATTTACATTACATTAGATACAAATCTATGCTATAGATGGTCTGGATCAGTGTATGTAGAAGTATCTCCTGCACCAGTTACATCAGTTAATGGAAAAACAAACGCTGTAACTCTAAATGCTGTTGATATACCATTTTCTCCAACTTTAACAATATTCTCTGATGATGTTCAAGCTGCGATTGAAGAAGTGCAGACTAATGCTATGGCTAGTACTGCGGCTATTTTTGAAGACACAAAAGAGCCTACAGGATTTGTTAATAGAGCTGAGTCTACTACATCATTCTCAGATTTAGATAGAAAGTTTACAATTACTCCAGTCTCCCCTTCTTTTAGCTTTTATATTAAAGGTGAGAAATTTACTAAAACTGTGGCGCAAGAACTAACTATTCCTAATCTTGCTGGAAATCATTATATTTATTTTAACGCTGCTGGAGAACTAGAATCTACTCAAGTTTTTAGTAGTGATATAATTGAAAGTTACGCTTTTGTGTCAATTATTTACTGGAATACAGATACAAATACGCACGTATATTATGCTGAAGAAAGACATGGCATAACTATGGATGGTGCGACACATTCATACCTACATACTACTTTTGGATCTAGATATCTATCAGGACTTGCTTTACAAAACTTCACAGCTGATGGTAACGGAAGTTTAGACGCTCATGCTCAGTTTACTGCAGATGAAGGATCTATAAGAGATGAAGATATTCTACTTTCTAGTGTTGCTCAAACTGAAATTCCTATATTATTCAGACAAGGGCAGCTTTGGAGAAAGAAAACTGCTGATGCATTTCCAGTTATCTATAGCGGGACTGCTGGATATACAGGTGCAAGTGGAAGACTTCCATATAATCAGTATATCGCAGGTGCTTGGCAGTTAACAGAAGTAGCTACAGCTAATTATGTCTTAGTTCATTTTTTTGCAACTAATGATAAAGAAAATCCAATAGTTGGTATTCAGGGTATTGCTGAATATAATAATGCTCCTCAAGCAAAAGCAGCTGCCAGTTCAGAAATTACAAGCTTAACTGGCTTACCTTTTGCTGAATTTGTTGCAATTGGTACTGTTCTATTCCAAACTAACTCATATACAAATACTCCAGATGCTCGTGTTATAAGTGTAAATGGTGGGAGTTATATTGATTTTAGAGGAACGCAGCTTTATACGCCAGCTGGTACTGCCACTACACACAGCTTATTATCTGGGTTAACTAACGATGATCATATCCAATATCATACAGATGCTAGAGGAGATATTAGATACTATACTAAATCTCAGGTAGATAGTCTTATATCTGGGGTATCTTCTCCGGGAGATATTGATGAGACATCTTTCAGCATATCCAACTCTCAAGCATTGCCTGATGGCATCCATAATTTAACCTTCTCAAACGCTGTAGTAAGATCTTTTGAAGTGTTAGCTTCTGTAGAAATTAATGCAACTGCGCCATTATTTGAAGTGTTTAAAATTCAAGGTGTGCAAAAAGGCTCAGAATGGGATATATCTGTTAGTAGCTCTGGAGATGTGTCCGGTGTACAATTTAGCATAAACTCATCTGGTCAGATGCAATATACTTCGGAAAACTACACTGGTTTTGTATCTGGTACGATTAAATTCAGGGCCTTAACTACTTCTGTGTAAACTACTTTAAGTGATTTTAAGTAGTTATAAATACTAGGATTAACACCCTTATATTACAGAGGTTTTTAATGTCAGATAACAAAAATTCTCAATATGATCCGGGGCTGATTGTTAAGGAAGTCCATGACTTTTATGGAAAATCTCTTAGAGTATCAGATTCTAGATCAGTTGTTGATAAATTTTATACACATTTTAGAGTTTCTTACACTGATGCTAATCTACCATCAGAGGTATCATATTTTAGAGGAACTCAAGCTCACAAGACAACTATAGGTTGTATCTCAGACGATAACGCCTCTCTACAAAACTCATACATAAAGTTATACTCTGCGCCAGATAATAAGCCATTCTACTTATGGTTTAATGTTGACGAGCTTGGAACTGATCCAAATATTGCAGACTCTACTGGTATTGAAATACCCATACAAAGCAACGATGACGCATCAGTTATTGCAGTAGCTATGTCTTTAGTTATAAATACTCTGCATAGGTCTGATTTTATAGCATCTAGAACTCACTCTGTAATAGAGATCGCTTCTGTAGGACTTGGTACTGTTACTAGCTCTTCAGATTTTGGAACAGACTTTGTAATATCTAACTCTGTTGGAAAACAAGAGTTAATAAGTCATATCCAGATTTCTTACGAGAATCAACATCCTATTTACAAAGGTCAAGTATTAAAGAATTACATATTCAATGTTTTTTCTGGGCAATTTGAATTAAAAGAAGATCTTACGAATGTTGTTCCAGAAGTTGTATGGGATGAGATCTCTACAACATTCCCAATGGAAAATCAAGAGCTATATTCTTATAAAAATAATTCCGTTTTAGTTCAACATATGTTAGTGACTTATGCCGACTCTACAAAAAAGGCTATAGTCGCTATTCAAAAAACAAGGTACTAGATGGGCTGGAAATTTGATCCTTTCGCAATGGATATTGTCTGGGTTACATCAGTTACTATTGTTGAAAATGTTGGAGATATAGATATGGGAACTATGGATAGCGATATTGCTATTGACTTAGGTTCCAGAGAGGACAGCCCTTCGGGGATTGACCAAGGTTTGAGAGTTTACGATGGCGATATTTAAAGCACCTAAATTAACTACTGCTCAAAGAAATACCCTAGTATTAGAGGTAAGTGAATTGGTCTATGATTTAGATCAAAAAGCCTTTTATGGAGGAGATGGTAGTGCTCAAGGTGGATTTCTAGTAGGTGCTACGTCAGGGTTTATTGTTGAAAAAGTTGAATTAACTCAACAGAATGTAGATGACAAATTTGTGACGCTTGCGCAGACACCCTTAATTCCTAGTGCAGTCATAGTTGTTCCAGAGGGAGGAATAGCTCAGGTAAATGGAATTGATTTCCAGATAGAAGGGAATAAGCTACTTTGGAGTGGACTAGGGCTGGATAATTTTTTAGACGAAAACGATGTGCTGCTAGTGCAGTACTAAACTCAAAAGGGAGAGTAACATGGCTCAACAAATTAAAAAGAAGTTTATCGGCCAAGATCAGGTTGATGGATCTAAGGTAAAACTTCTTAAAGACCAGTCTTTACGTGGTCAAAAACAAGATGGTTCTGATGTAGAACTATTAAAACTAGATGGTAGCGACAAGCTAGTATCTGATGGGCAAGAAATTGCTTTTAAATCACAAGTAGATGCTGAACAAGCTCGTGCTGAAGGTGAAGAATCTCGTATTGAGGGATTACTTTCTCAAGAAGTTTCTGACCGTCAATCTGAAGTTTCTCGTGTAGAAGGTCTTCTTTCTGATGAAGAAGCTGCTCGCATCGCTGGTGACTTAGATCTTCAAGGTCAAATGGATTCTGAAGAATCAGCTCGTATTTCAGCAGATCAAACTCTTCAATCTAATTTAGATTCTGAAGTTTCTCGTGCTGAAGGAGAAGAGTCCCGCATTGAAGGTAAAGTAGATCAAGAAATCTCTGATCGTCAATCTGCAATATCAACTGAAGAAGCTGCTCGTATTGCTGGTGATGCAAGTACTTTAGCATCTGCTAATGAGTACACAGATGGAGAAATTGAGACACTTAGTCAGTCAGTTAATTCACAACTTGAGCAAGAAATTGCTGATAGAGAAGCTGCTGATCAAAACTTACAATCTCAAGTTAATACTGAAAAAGGTCGTATTGATGCAATTTTATCAGCATCTCAAGCTGATAAAGATAGCTTTGCTGAAATCGTTGATTTAATCAATTCAGTAGATACTGAGAATGATTCAGCTTTCGCTTCTTACGTTCTTTCTAATAATGCTGCTCTAGCCCAAGAAGTTTCTGATAGACAGTCTGGAGATCAAACTCTTCAGTCTAACATTGACTCAGAAGAATCTCGTGCTATGGGTGTTGAATCTGACCTCCAATCTCAAATTGATTCTGAGGAATCAAGAGCTATGGGAGTTGAGTCTAGCTTACAAAGTCAAATTGACGCTGAAGAGTCTAGAGCTATGGGCGTTGAATCTGATCTTCAAAGCCAGATTGATACAGAAGAGTCTCGTGCTATGTCTGCAGAATCTGCACTTAGCGGAAGAGTTTCCACTCTTGAAGCAGATGCTGTAACTAAGACTTATGTTGATACACACGATGGTCTTTTACAAACAGCTATTACTGCTGAAGAAACAGCGAGAATTGCTGGAGATGCTGCTCTAATGTCTACTATCGAAAATCTCGATGGTTATGCACTAGACGTTCGTGATGATTTAGACGCTGAAATTGCTGCAAGAATTGCTGGTGACTTAGATCTTCAAGGTCAAATTGACAGTGAAGAAGCTGCTCGTATCGCTGCTGTTTCTGCTGAGCAAACTGCTCGTGAAGCTGCGGATTCTACAGAGCAAGCTGCTCGTATTGCTGGTGATGATGCTTTACAAGCTTCTTTAACTCAAGAAATTTCTGATCGTCAATCTGCAGTATCTGCTGAAGCTTCTGCTAGAGAATCTGCTGATACTACGCTTCAATCTAATATTGACGCTGAAGAATCTCGTGCTATGGGCGAAGAGTCTCGCATTGAGTCTAAATTTGATGGAATGATGTCTGATGAGCAAACTGCTAGAGAAGCTGCTGACACTGTACTTCAAGGCAATATTGATGTTGAAAAAGGTCGTATTGATGCTATTCTTTCTGCTTCTGAAGCAGACAAAGATAGTTTTGCTGAAATCGTTCAGTTGATTAACTCTGTTGATACTGAAAATGATCAAGCTTTTGCTGGATATGTTCTTTCTAATAATCAAGCTCTTGCTGATGAAGTATCTGCTAGAGAAGCTGCTGACACTGTACTTCAAGGTCAGATTGATGCAGAAGTAGCAAGAGCTACTGAAGCTGAGGGATTTTTACAGGATGATATAATAACAGAAACACAAGCTAGACAAGCTGCTATTTCTAATGTTATGCAGCAGACAGACGAGAATTTTATTATGAAAAATTCTCAGAACAGAGCCAGTGGTGAAGAGGATATGTATGGTACATATGTTGGAAATGATCTAACATTTGAAATGGGTAGATATTCTGGAGGTACTTCTGGATCAGGTACAGTACTTTTTAGTGGAAATAGCTTATCCAGTGAACTTAAGTTAATGGCAAAAAATCAAAATGGAGATTTTGTTTCCTATTCTAGATTACAACCGAGTAACTGGATTGTTAGCGATTACATGGGATCTAATAATGTTCAGATTGCTCCGGGAGTTATACACGTACAACAAGGTAATAAGCATTTAGATTTTAGTAATTTTGACGTAGGTCAAATTGAAATTCTAAATTTTGAAGATTATTCTCCTGTGATGCCTACTTTAGCAGGTAGTTTAGTTGTTAAAGCTTATGTTGATCAAGAAGTTTCTGATCTTTCTAGTCGTTTAGACGCTATTGAGTCTGAAACGGATGGTCCTTTCTTTGAAAAACAAAAGTTTATTATCGATGAAGCTTCTGAACTTAGCTCTATTGAGTTAAGCCACGAGTGTATCGAAAACTCACTTGTTGTTTGCGTCGGTCGTCTAATGGCTCACAAAGATGAAGATTACTCAGTATCTGTTGTTGGCGGTAAAACCGTTCTAACATGGATGGGTGATTTTGCTCAAGGTGGATCTGAAGGCATCGAGAATGGTGATGTAATTTTTGTTACATTCGCTAGAGAAGTCTAATTAATTCTACGGGAGGGGAGAAATCCCCTCTCTTTTTTTGTGCGGTAATTCTGCTGAAACGCACACAGCAAAGGAAAAAATATGGCTAATATATATGTAAAAAAAGATGGCTCTGGAGACAGTGTCACAATTCAAGGTGGTATCCAGTTAGCACAGGTTGGAGATATTGTAAATATCGAAGCTGGTACGTTTGATGAGAACTTAGATCTTTGGAAAGGCGTTACCCTCATGGGTGCTGGAATGGAATCTACTATTGTCACTGGTGCTATTAGATCTGCAATAACTTCAAAGACTTTTACTTGGACACTCGGTGCTACTACTCTTACTATTTTCGGTGCTGGTAACAACACTAGTCAATATGAAGTTGGTAGAATCGTATCAGGTACAGGTATTCCTGCAAACACTAGAATTGTTTCTAAAACAAGCACAACTTTAGTAATTTCTGCAGCTACAACTCAAGCAACTACAACTGCAAGATCTGTTGCTATGACTCTGCAAAACGATGCCACTATAAGAATGAGAGGTGTCGGTCCTAAATTAGAAAACTTGAAAGTGGTCGGATTTGACGGGGCTTCTCCGGGAGGTGAGTTTCCAGCAATTTATTTTAAAAACGCAGGACTTGGATCTGTTCCTTGTACTCAGTTTTCAGTTAAAAACTGTGAAATTGAAGCTAAGGGAGAGGGTGCACTTCTTAGTGATTACATCAATACTGTAGGAAATGGAACTGTAGAGGGATGTATTATTTCTGGAAAAACTTTTACTGGAAGTGTTCCGGGGATTGGAAATCAATACACAGTTGCTAACGTCCCAAGAGCTTTAGTTTTTTTTGCAAGTCCTAACTTGCCAATTACATTCAAAAATAACACTATTACAGCTACAACAGGTGGGATTGCCAGCACTGGTCTTCCTTCTTATAATACAGCTGTTACAATCGATGCTTCGTCAAGTACTGTAACTGGGAACACCTTTAACGGTGTTTTTGGTACTGGATTTGCATTACGTTGTAGAAATGTTATGACAATTGAAGATAACATTAACTACTCTATTGCTCCGTATACAAATAACGGATACTATTTTGGAGCTTCAGGATCTGAACAAGTTGGAATGAATGTTGGAACTAACATTACAATAAGTCAAGAACTAGTTGCAGTAAGTGTTGTGGCTGGTCAACCGTTAGAAGTAGAAATGAGCAAGAATATTCTAAAGAGTATGACGCAAGTTTCTTCTAGTCCCACTTTTTCTAATGATGCAAACTGGGGAATGGTAAGTTACGTATTTAAGCACACTACGTCTTCAAAGAGACTAGTTGCTTCTTTTACAGACTTTACTGAACCTAAGAGTGTAAGTCTTAAGTCTGGAATGGTGTCGGGAGATCAATATCAACTTCATAAGATTATTATATCTACTCCTTCTAGGACGCTATTAGTACTTAAGAGAAGTGATATTTCTGACGCATCTAGTTTTGATTTTACTTTAGCTTAGTAAGTGGAAGGGGAGAAATCCCCTTCTTTCTATTTTATAACTCTTTAATATTATTAAAATCACTATAAAAACACCCTTACTTAATGTAGCATAAGGAGCTATAAACTATGGAAAAGAAAGCAAAAGCTAAGTCTGAAATGCTAAAAGAACTTTCTAAGGAAATGTCTGATGACATGTATTCTCCGATGAAAGACATGATTGGCAAAAAAGGGCTTAAGAAAGTTTCTGTAATGTCTGACTCTCCGCAAGGTCTTGAAAAAGGCCTCTCTATGGCAGAAAAGCTTATGAAGCTTAAGTCTAAGCAGGGTGGCGAATCTGAGATGGAAGATGAGTCTTCTTGTGAAATGTGCAAAGGCAAAGGCTGCCGTGCTTGTGAATCAGAAGAAAGTGAATCTCCAGAGATGATGGCTGCGGATGAAGTTTCTGAGATGTCAGAAGACGAAATGATGGCTATGTACGATTTGCTAAAAGAAAAACTGGGCAAAGCCTAAAAGAGGGCTTAGATGAGCAGTATTCTTAAAACCGGGGACTTAATACGCAGTATTAAGCGTCGAGCATTCATACCTTCTAGTCAAGAAACTTTCACGGATGAAGATCTGTTAGAGATGGCTACAGAGGAAGTGAATCTTGGATTAGTCCCACTAATAGAAAGAATGCATGAAGAGCATTTGGTCTATTATATAGAAGTAGAGCTAGAGTTAAATAAGAAAAGATACCCTATTCCAGCAAGAGCGCATGGTAACAAGCTAAGAGACGTTGCGCTTGTTGATGAGAATGATAATGTTTTCGAAATGCACAGATACTCAATAAATGAGCTATCTGACTTTTCAAACACAACTGCTTACATTAACGCTCGTGGATTCTATTTAGAAAACAATGACGTCCTTTTAACAAACTTCCAGACTAATATCGGTCAAAAACTTAGACTATACTTTTATATGAGGCCTAATGTCCTTGTACTAGAAAGTATGGGAGCTTCTATTCTATCTATCTCAGATGAGGTAGAGGATAACCAGATTTCTCCAGTTTCTGGGTCTATGACTAGTCTAGTACCTTCTGGATCAAAAACAATTATTACATCAAGTAATCATGGGCTACCATCAAATTCCAAGGTTAGAATTTCTTCAACAGGATTTACTATAGATGGCAATGTTTATGCGGTTTCTATTATTGATGCAAATACTTTTAGTATTGGGGCTACTATCCCTTCTACTGGAACTTCCGGTACATTCACTCTAAGTATAGATGTAAAGAAACTTAGTTTAGACTCTTTTCCAAAAAAGTTTAATCTAGCAACATCTACTCATTTTGATTTTGTTCAGCATATCTCGCCAAACAAGATAATGTATTACGATATCCCTGTTAATAAAAAAGATGACTCAGTGTTTACAATTAGCTTCCCTGCAGATGCGTTCTCTGAGCTTCCAGTTGGATCTCACGTTACAGTTGCTGAAGACAGTATTGTGCCAAATATCCCTACTGAGCTTCATCCTATTTTAGCTCAGCGTGTAGCTGTTTCTTGTTTAGAGGCTATGGGTGATGAGGCTAATAAGCAGTCTGCTGAAAGAAAACTAGCGGCTATGGAAAAAGACGCAGGAACATTCTTAGACAATCGAGTTGAGGGTGCTCAACAAAAAATAAAATCTAGACATTCTCCATTAGTAAATACATTAAATACTTTAGGAAGACGAAATAGAAGGTGGTAATTCATGGCGGTACTAACGATCAAACGAGGACTAGTAACTTCGCCAAATGAATTAGCTCTGCCTGATGGGGCACTTTCTGTAGCCGATAACTGCGTTATTGACTCTGATAATATCATAGAGCCTAGAAGAGGATTTTCTGAGTTTGGAAATAAAACAGATGAGTCTGATTCTGTTGTAAAACAGTTAATGACCTACAAGGGTCGAATAATTAGACATTTCGATAGCAAGCTAAGTTTTGACTCAAACGGTAATGGATCATTTCTAAACTTCGATGGCTCATACTCTGAACTAGTATCTAGGCTAAGAATAAAATACTTCGAGCTTAACTCCAATCTATACTTTACGACAAACGAAGGTATTAAGAAAATATCGGCTAAATCGGCTGATGACTTTTCAACTAATGCTGACTATATTACTAACGCTGGAGGAGTAAAAGCAGTAGGTCTTGAGGCTAAACTTGTTCCAAATGTGGCTGGGTTTTTACCAGCTCAGTCTAAAGTTGCGTATAAGGTGCTATGGGCTAGAAAAGACGCTAATGGTAATATCATAAGAGGCGTTCCCAGCTCTAGAAAAGTTATAACCAATACCTCAACCGATGTTAATACTGGAGAATCATTTACAGTTACAGTGTATGACGCTGGTGCTGGTATTCATAAATCATTCGATTCTACTTCTAGCATATCTAGTGGAGTTCAGACTACATTCTTAGCTGCTGCAGTAAATATTACAGACAATACAATCGCACTAACTACTGGCGCAACCGATCACAATTATCAAACAAATGATTTAGTAAAGCTAGTACAAAATGGAACTGATGCATTACCTACAGGACTTTCTGCTGGTAACTACTATGTAATTAGAGTAGATACTAATAAGATTAAACTAAAGACAACTCCTACTGGAACAGAAGTGGATATTACTGCGACTGGAGTTAGTGGTATAATTGAAAGCACTAATGTTGGAAAAACAATTACAATAACTTCTCATGGATACGAAGATGGAGATAAAGTTAGGCTTTATGGAGTGTTGCCAAATGAACTTGATACTACTAAGACCTATTATATAGTAAATAAGACAACCGATACATTCCAGTTATCTCTTACCTCTGGCGGAGCTGCAATTTACTTAACTAAAAAAGTTGGAACAGCTAATATCTACAGTGGCTTATCTAGTAATGACTTCTTTCTGTTTGATTCACCAACAAATAAATTTGCTGCATGGTTTAATATATCTGGAGAAGATGTTTCTCCAACAAGTAGTCTTTTACTTGGTCGTCAACTTATAGAAGTTCCTATCTATAAAATAGCTATAAAGAATAAGATAAACTATGCTTCAAAAATAGCAGAGTCTCTTTACACAATATCAGATATTGAAGTAGAGGTTGGCACTGAAGTTGTTACTGTTACTAACCGAGATGGCGGAGATGTGTTGGATGCTAGTCAGGGCGGTATGGATGTAACATACGCTGCAGTATCTAAAATTTATGACGGTAGAACAGCTATAGGAACTCCTGCGAATGTACAGATTACTGCCATAGTTCCGGGGGAAATAGCTAGTAAAGACTATTTTTATGAGGTGTATAGGACAGCTGTAGTAACTGTTCAGACTGGTCTAGCGCTAAATGATATAGATCCGGGAGAAGAGTTTCAAAAGATATTTGAGTCTCCAGTTTCTACAAATGGGACCATTCCTTCAGAAGTAGTATTTGATGATACCTTACCAGAAACTTTTAGAGAGGGTGGAGCATACCTTTACACTAACCCAGTAACAGGTGAGGGCGTACTTCAGGCAAACGAAGCTCCTCCGATATCACACGATGTCGCTATTTTTAAAGGGTCTGCATTTTACGCAAACACTAAAGAGCGTCATAGATTACAATTTAATATACTATCTGTATCTCAGTACACATCGGGTGTATCTAAGTTATTTATTGGTAATTCTACAAAAATGAATACTTACACTTTTGTAGGAAAAAATGAAATTTTAAAATTTACAGCTAAGAAAAAAAGTGAAACTACCGAAAGTTCTTACTTTGATATAATGTCAGCTCAAAATAAAATAAAATATAGAGTTTGGTTTGATAAAGGAGGATCTACTCCTCCTGATCAAGATAATTGTTTATTGCTTAAAGTTCCAATGCAGACTTATGAAGATACCATTCAGGGTTCTGTAGACGCTTTTGTTGAGGCTTTTTTTGATATTAATGATTTTTCAATAACAAATATTAATCATGAGTTTAACTCTCTTGATGATGTAAATAGTTCTACAGAGACAATCACTATTCCAGCTCATGGATTTTTAGATGGTGATACTGTAACCTTTTCTGGGACATCTCCAACAAATATTACTAATGACACTGTTTATTATATAGTAGATAAAACTGCTGATACCTTTAAAGTATCGCTATCTAGTGGAGGAACTCCTGTGGATATTACTGCTATTGCAGGAACTTCTAGGGTGGCACAAACAACCGTTATTGTAACTTACGCTGACAATGGTGACGCAGATCCCGTAGTTCAATCTTCTCCAGCTACCGGTTGGATTTCTCCTACTATAATTCAAGAAGGTGATGGAGAGAATGCTTCAAATAATGAAGTACTATTATCAGGACTCGCTTCTCAATCCTTATCTATTGAAGACACAGCTAGATCTTTAGAGAAAGTCATAAACAAAGACCCTACTTCTCCAGTAAATGCATTTTATTTATCAGGCTTAAATGACCTTCCCGGATTGTTATTACTGGAATCTAGGTCTCTTCTGGATGACCCATTCTACCTAGCTTTTAATGAAGAGTTTACAGACTCTCTAGGTAATCCAATAGCAGTATTTGAACCTAGTTTGCCAGTAGCGAAAACAATTACTAGCATTGTAACTTCTACTCCTGAAGCTGTGTTTTATACAACCCCTGTTTTGCATGGATTATCTTTAAATCAAGAAGTTTATGCATACGTAGACGCTACCATTGACTCAGTAAAAAATCCTACTATAATAGGTAAGAAGTTGGTGTCTGGAATACCTTCCACCACATCGTTCAAATTATCTGGTGTTTCTTCAGCATCTCTTTCAGCTTTTCAACAAGCTATTGTATTTCCAGCTGATGTGGTTTCTGATAACTCTGTAAATCCAAATAGAGTGTATTTTTCCAAGATTTACCAACCAGAGGCTGTGCCTCTTGTCAACTATATTGATATTGGAGCAAGAGATAAGAAGATTCAAAGAATCATCGCACTTAGAGATAGTTTAGCTGTTCTAAAAGAAGAGGGTGTGTACATCATATCAGGGCCTTCTGCTCCTAACTTCTCAGTGAGGCTTTGTGACTCCTCTGCGTTAACTTTCGCACCAGACACGGCTGTTAACTTGAACAACCTTGTGTACGTACTAACGAGCCAAGGTGTGGTTACTGTTTCAGAAACAGGTATCCAAGTTATGTCAAGAAATATTGAGAACAAGATACAGGAAGTGACTACTTCCAAGTTTGATTATAAAATGATGAGCTGGGGACTGTCTTCAGAGTCTGACAGATGTTACATTCTATGGCTTCCAGAAAAGACAACAAACCAATATGCAACACAAGCATATAGGTATAATACATTTACTAGAGCTTGGACTAGATGGACAAAGCCAGCTAATTGTGGAGTTGTAAATCCCGCAGATGACAAGATGTACCTTGGAGACTCGTCAGGAAGACCTTATGTTCTTCAAGAAAGAAAGAATTTTGAAAGACAAGATCACGCAGACAGAGAGATCATAAAGAGCATACAGCCTGATGGAGTTAGTGGAACTACTCATACCCTATCATCAGCTTCTGAAATAGCTATTGGTGATGTTATGACTCAGATACAGTACTTAGATATAAATAAATTTAATAGATTCTTAAAGAAACTAGATAGGGATAGGTTCTCTTCATCCCCTGATAAATATATAACTCTAAAGGCAGTAGCAGGAGACAGCTTAGGACTTAAGCTTCAAGAAGTTGAAGCCAAACTACTATCGGATGGGATTATAATAACTCCTAGCAGCTCTGGATCAGATGTAGCAGCAGATATTGCTAATAACTTTAACGCAATTGTTACAGTTTTAAACGATCCTCTTACCTTGAATAATTACAAAGACTACAAGTATGTTGAAGACGCACTAACCTACGAAGTACTCATAGTTGGAGTGAATGTAGGAACTAACTCTGTTACTACTAAGTCACAGAATAAGTTTGTAGCTGGGGATGTGTCCATATTCAAAGGAATACAGTGCATTGTTCAGTACGCTCCGCAACACTTTGGAAAACCAGAGGCTACTAAGCAGATATCAGAAGGAACGCTAATATTCGACCAGAATAACTTCTGGGGCGGATCTGTTGCCTATTCTTCAGACAGATCTTACGACTTCTCTAGTATAGAATTTTCAGGAAGAGGACCGGGATACTGGGACGGATACAACTGGGCTAATGCTACTTTTGGTGGAGAAGGTAATGAAGTTCCTGTGAGAACTTTACTTCCAATTGACAAGTCAAGATGTAGGTACTTGCATGTGCAATTTACCCACATTAACGCAAGAGAACAGTGGAAACTAATTGGAGTTTCTTTACAGCCTAGAGAAGTGTCTACTAGAGGGTACAGATAATGCCAAAATTATCGGATATTAGAAGAATTGTTCCTGAAGACTACGAAGAAGAATTTCAAGAGTCAGCTGAACTAATAGCTGGCTCTTATAATGAATTTGCTGACGAAGTGTATCAGCTAGTTAATGGTGGACTTGACTTTGATAACTTAGCTAGGGCCTCTATTAGCATAGACATAACTTTTGACGCTTCTGGTAATCCTGTTGGAAATGCCAGTATTTCATGCAAACTTGCGTACGTGTCTATGGTCCATATTGGAAAGATTCAAAATCTAACCAATAAGTCAGCTAGGATAACTCAAGTTCCCTATATAGACTGGACCTACTCCGGAGGAGGAATTGTTAAGATTCTTTACGGAGTTGGATTTACAGCTGGTTCTAAATATAGACTAATATTAGAGCTTATTCAATAGTTTACATAGCTTTACCTATATAGAGCATTAATCTCTTTTCAATAAAACCAACTCCTTAGTGTGCTTTTAGCTATTTGGGGTGAGGGCTTGGGCTTTTAACCTGAATGTATCTTTTCTACAAAGTTCCAAACTTCCAATAACTTTGCTTGACTCTCTGGCTTTCCGCTAGGTACTTAGTGGTTTTGCGACACCTAGTCGAGTATTTCGTTTCCTACACCGGCTCGTATATCGGACTCGCTTGTAAGTCCTCTATTTCACGGTCCAAAAGAGCAAAAAGAGAAGAAATTAATCTTCCTTGCTAATATACCATAACTTTTATATACTTGCAACTGTGTGCTAATCTGTATAGGTAAAAGGATGATTTAACACCCTTATAATACAGAGGAATTAACTATGGGAATGCGTTCAAATACAAATCAAGTTGGTCAAGGAATGGGCACAGCCCTGACTGAGGAAGAAAAGAGAAAGCAGGAACAAGAACAAGCTCCACAGCCTCAAATCCAACAAACAACATCCGCAGCTCCTCGCATCGGAGAAGCTCAGGCAACAGCCATGAAAGCGGCTCCAAAAGAGCAGAAAGCTGGAACTGGTACTTTCGCTAATCTTAAAAGTTATATACAGGCTGCTCAGGGCGGAGGTCAGCAAAGAATTGCTCAGGCCGCAACGCAAAAAGTTCAGAATGTGGCAACTGGTGCTCAGAAGGGTATCCAGCAAGCTCAGAACGTATTTGGAAAAAAAGTAGAGGCAGGAAGTTTGTCTGGAATAGCTGCTCCGGGAGGAGTAGAGGCGGTTGGAAAAGAAGCCCAAGATATTATTAACGCAGCTAGAAAGGTTACATATCAAGCTCCACAGCCAGCTACTGCACCTGCTACTCAGGCCACGGCTCCTGCCACAACAGCTGCAACAGCTCCTTCAGGTGAACAACCACAGCAGTCAGTTGTAGAACCCACAGTTGCTCAAGCTCAACAGTATTTTACTCCAGAACAGCAAAAGCGTTTTGCAGACATTATTAACGCACAATATGGTGGCCCAGCATCTTTACAAGAAGCTGGACTTTATAGCGACATTGCTAAAAAAGCCAGAACAGCTCAAGAAGCAATTGGTCAAACTCAGACAGCCGCTGGAAGAGAGCAGTTGTTAAGAAATATCTTCAGCCAAGGTAGAGATTATACTAGAGGGCAATCTAAGCTAGATGCTTTACTTTTAAACACATCTCAGCAAGGTGTTGGAGAATTACAGAGTCAGGCAAAGCAAGCAGGTAACATTCAGCAGCAAGCAGAACAAGCGCAGACACAATCTGCAAATGAAGCAGCTCAGAGAGCTAAAGAAATTTCAGATGTGCAACAAGCTTCTAGAAAAGCATTTTTAGAAGGTAGAACTGCTGAAGAAGCAGCTACTGAAACTAGAATGGACAAGCTTATAAAAGATCCAGCATTAGATGCTTCTGGAAATAAAATACCTAAACTAGATATGGAAGGAAAGCCTATAGTAGATGCAGCTGGTAATCCAGTTTATCAAACTCAGTGGGACCAGCTTCCAGAATATTTTAGAGATATTATTAGAAATAAAGAAGCTAATAACAAAGCTATGCAAGCAGAGGCGTTTGCAAATTTAGACTCGTCAACTGGACTCAATGAAGCAGGATATAAAAAAGCTCAGGCTAATCTCAAGGCTCAGCAAATAGCATTAGAAAATGCTAAAAATATTAATATGTATAGAGCTATAGGTGGATTGGCTCCTGATGAAAATGTGGATGAAAAAATTAAAATAGCTCAGCAAAATTTAGATGCTGCAAAATCTGACTTAGCTGGCTACTCAGATTATTTAAAACAGCGTAAAGATATCCAGAATATGAGCATGAAGCAGCTTAGATTAAGCCCTGAAGAAGCGGCTATTCTGGGGGTATCTTCTGGTGAAGGATTTTATAATGAACTGCCAACATTAATAAAAGACGTTAACGCAGAAAGATCAAGATTAATTACAAAAGATGAATTTGCTAGACAACAAGCATTAGCACAGTTAGCAGGTACAGATATTTCAAGAGCTTTACAAAAAGATTTAATGTACACAGACGCAGAAAAAGCAGGATCTCAGACATTAAGTAGTTCTTTAGATACTCAAGCAATAAGAAACGCTCTTAATGAAGCACAAACAAAATTTAAAGAAAGTGCAGAGGCCGCTAATTTAACTGGAAGTGGTAAAAAGAAAGTGTCCAGAGGTAACTGGGCGGGAACAAGAACTAAAACATATACAGCTTCACAAGAAGGTAATGTTGCAGATATGTTGCGTCAAGCAGGATATGATGTTTCTGCAGAAAGTCCTGAAGCAGCTAAATCATTGCTAACAGATAAAGAAGCTTTAGCTAATTATTTAGGAGCAACAGATACTTCTAGAGGAGATTCTGGGAGTATGTGGGCAGAAGGTGCTGCAAGAACAGGAACAGGAGCTGCTATAGGAGCTGCTCTTGGATCATATGTTCCGGTTATAGGAACAGGTGTAGGAGCCGCTATAGGTAGTATGTATGGATCTATTCTTGGAGGAAATTCTACTCTTTCTAATGTAGTAGGAAATCTAGGTGGAGGTAGAATGAGTGATTCTGCCATGGCAGAAGTAGGTAAAGGTACTGCGAAAGAATTAGCAATAAAAGATTTATATAATAAATATAATAAATATTTAGCTGGACAAGGATTTGAAAATAGAGCTAATATAGTAGACTCTGATATTACATCAGCTAGATCTGCTGCGCTTCAAGATTTATTACGTAGACAAGGCTAAGAATGTCAAGTTTATACGCTCAATTTGTTAAAGAAACTGTTAATTGGGACACTTTAGAAGACGAAGACAGCTTTACAACTTATGAGATTCAGTCTGTTGGTCCAGTTAAGTGTTTAAAAGTTATAGAGATGTATGTTGCTCCATATGCTAGAGGTAAAGATAAGTGGAGAGATTTAATGATTAAAATTGAAGAAATTGCCAGACAAGAAAAATGTAAGACAATTTCTGCACAGATAAGTAAAAGTACTTCAGAATTTACACAACAAAGAACTGCGCACTTATGCAGGTTGTTTGGAATGCAACATTCGTATGAAGATGTATATCAGATAGTTTATAATAGAGGTGTCAAATATGAGTAAGAACGCTGGAAAAAGTGAAATGTCAGATGCTACAGCATTGATGCGAGATAACATAGCTCGTCTTGAGGCAATCGGCATTCCTACCATAGAAGCTCAAAAAATTGCACTACAAAGTCCAGAGTTAGTAGGATTATTAGAAGCTGAGCAGTTGGGACCATCTGCCATGCAGGGAGTTCAAGAAGATCCTAGACTTAAAGCAGCTCAAATGGCAGTTTTAGAGGAATATGCTAATACTGGAAATAGAGGTGGATTAGATGCTGCATCAAGACTTAATATAGAACAAGGATTAGGAAGAGTAGCAGGATCTGAACAGGCTAGGCTTCAAACTATCGAAGAAGATCCTACTTTAGGTCAAGGTCAGAAATTAGCCCTTAAAGAGAAGGCAATACAAAATGCTGGTCAGGCTGGAAGAGATATTGCATTACAAACAGCTGCTCAAGCTCAACAAGCTAAAATGGCAGCATTAGGACAACAAGGAAGTATGGCCTCTCAAATGTCTCAACAACAACTTGCATTAGCTGGACAAAAGGCTTCTGCAGCAGACGTTATAAATCAGTTTAATACACAAAACAGACAAAATACAAATCAATTTAATGCTCAAAATAGAATTGCAACACAAAGAGGAACAGAGGCTACAAAAAATCAACAACAACTTTATAATACAGGACTTATTCAGCAGCAATTTCAAAATGAAATGGCAAGAGCTACGGGAATCACCGGTCAACAATCTAATCTTGCTAATTTATATGGACAACAAGCAGCCTCAGCTCAACAAGCTCAACAAGCTCAGACAGGAGCACTACTTAACTTAGGTGGTACACTTGGAGCAGCAGCTTTAACAAAAGGGAAGTAGTATGGCAATGTTTCCATTTATAAAAACAGAAGAAGATGATAACTTATTGCAGGAAATTCCTCAGTCTCCAAGCTATGAAGATTCTATTAGAGGAATAGCTGGATACCAACCAGAAGAAGCTCCAATGGCTTCTACTTCTCCAGACATTACAACTGCACCAACTGCACCAACTGCTCCAACTAAACTAGCTGATCTGTTGCCAGCAAAGGCTGAAACTGATACGTCAAAAACTCCAGAAGCTCCTATGTCTGCTCAAGATAAGCTATTGAAAGAGTACTTACAGTTATTTGGTAAAGATACAACAGATGAGTTGAAGTCTGCTAGAGATCGTGATAGGATGCTTAAGATAGGCGGATCTATCGGAGATGCACTAGCTACTTACATTAATGCACAGGGACAAATGAATGCTAAGGTTCCGGGAGTACAGGTTCAGCAAGGTGCTGGATTAGGGAAAGTGGCTGATATGTTTGCCACAGCTCCGGAGATTCAAAGCGATATTGCTACTAGAAGAGAAGCTTTGATGAATCAATATAAGCAATTAGCTATGCAACAAATGTCTGAAGCAAAAAGAGAATCAGCTGCTAAAATTGCAGAAAATAGAAATAAAACAATACTAGAAGCAGCTCAAATTGGTGCAAGTGGAAGAAGTGATTTAGCTGAAATAGGCAGAGAAAATAAAAAAAATGAATTAATTGATAAAAATACTATAAAATTAAAGTCAGATCTTACTGAATCTCAAGCGGTAGCTACAACTATCTCTAATGTAGAGAAGTTACTAGGGTTTAATTTAGATGATGTAGATTTAGAGACAGGTACAGTTAAAGGAAAACCTGTAGATATTCCGGGAGTTAATATTCCCGGTAAAGGCAGGACTACTTTTTACTCTTCAGCAGCTAGAGAACTTGATGATACTATGAGCAACCTTTTTAACGTAGAATTAAAAAATAGATCTGGTGTTTCAGTTACTCCTCCAGAATTACAAGCACTAAAAAAAGAATTTAGTGAGGGTAAATTTAATACCGAGGAAGAAAAATTAAAAGCATTAAAAAGATTTAAACAAGCTCTTAAGACAGCCTTCAGAAATATAGAAGCTGGATATTCAAAAGAAGTGATTTCTGAATATCAAGATAGAGGGGGATTTACATCTGATAGACTTGGTAAAACTTCTGAAAAAACAACTAAAAAGGCTGCTGCAGGAGATATAGTTACTGTAAAAGGTAAAAAATATAAAGTTGCAGAAGATGGCGATTCTTTAATTCCAGTAGGTCAATAATGAAATTATCCGAATTAAATGAAAACGAATATGAAATAGAAACTCCAAAGAATGAAGAAGCTCCTCTTTCTTTGTCATCGTTGTCTGATAGTGATTATGAGATAGAAAGTCCAACTGAATCAAAAGAAACTTTACCGGAAGATGAAGTAACAGCACCTGCAATTGGGTATTTAGCTGGAAAAGCAACTCAGAGAGGTATTGAAAAAACTGGAGAATACGCCGAAAAAGGCTTAGAAAAAATAGCTCAAATGGGAGGAACTTCTCCAGAGCAACTTAAAGTTATTAAAGAAAATTTTCCAGCATTTAAAAATACAGATCCAATACAAGAGATGAATGATCTTTTAGCTCAAGCTAGAGGAACAAATACTAATATTAATGAAATGTACCAACAAGCTGAAAAGTTATTAGCTGATAAAAAAATAACTCCAGATCAATATAAAAATATAGTTCAAAATGCCATACTAGAAAGAGATGAATATGGTCAGCGAACATTTGCTAAACCTATATCTCAAAGTGAAATAAATAAAGCAGATACTAAAGTTTTAAATGATTTAAGAAAAGAAGCTGTTATAAAAGAACAAAAAATGTTAGATGAATTTGCTAAATTAAAAGCAGATGAAGCTATAAAAACAGCAGATTTTAATTATAAAATAACAAATGCTACAGATCAGCAATTGCCAAGAAATATTGAATCTGAAATAAGAAAAAATACTATAGATAAAATTAAAACTAATCCACAAGAATTTGGTTTTAAAGGACTAGAGTCTGAGATTTTAGGAGATTATGATACTAGAATAAGTAAAGAAATTGCAGCACTACAGACTCCTTTAGCAAAAGAATTTCCATCATTACAAGGTAAATCTATAGTTCCAGCGGAAGAACGTGCTTTTCAAAAAATACTAAATATGCCTAGTAAGGCAGATATTTCTGGTAATAGATTACAAGAAATGTTAAGAGAATTTAGAGATCGTGGATTTACAGAGCAAGGTCAGTTAAGTGAAAAGCCAGCGGTAGCAACAGCAACTCAAGTAAGAAAAAAAATATCAGAACTTTCTCCTGAAGCTGGAAGATTGATGGAAGCTGAAAATGTTGAATTATCTAAACTAGAAGCTTTAGAAAATGCAGGATATATAAAAAGAGTTGGCGAAGGTACTAAAACAACAATTGATATGCCAGACTCTCAAATAAATAATATGGTTAAAGATCTAGCTACTTCTTATGATAAAGCTAGTCCAACAAATGTTATAGAAAATATAGAAGTTTTAAAAAAGTATTTACCAGAAAATAAATTTAAGAAACTCCAAATAGCTGCATTAAAATTAGCAGAAAAGAAGGATGGAGGAATTGGTTATGTTAACGCTAATATAATCAATCAAATACTACAAAGTATAACTACTAGAAGCGTATCTAGAGCAGTTGCTACTTTACCCGAAGCTGTTAGTAATATGTTACCTAAAACTACAATGGTAGCAAAAGTTATAGGAAAAGGTGCGCTTAAAGCACTTCCAGCGGTAGGAGCCGGGATTGGTGGAATTGCCGCACAAGCTGCTGAAGAAGCTCTATCTCCAGAGACATCAGGAGCACTACCTACAGAAGTAGAAACAGAAGATAGAAGAAATGCTCCAATCCCAGTAAATCCACAAGAAGCAGATAGAATTAAATCTACCTATTGGTTTGAAAAAGGATATACCCCAGAAGAACAAGTTCAAAAAGCAAGACTTGCCAGCTTTAGACAAGAGCTTCCAGATCAAGGTAGAATGGATGAAATGCCATCTCCTTACGCAAAGCCTGAAGTTAAGCAATATAAAGAACAAGTATTAGCTGCTAAAAAAGCAGGAGCATTGGCTCCAACTTATGTAGAAGCCCCTCTTAAGCAAGTTTTAAAAGCTGATAGTCCAGCTGAGATCTCATCTATTGCTCAGTCTATGCAAACTATGCCAGACAAAGCTTCGCAAGAGTATAGTCGTGTATTAAGCCAAATTGTTGATGCCCCAGCTTCTCAGAAGGAAGCTGTACTATTTGGATTAAATCAGCAACCAGCTTTCAGAGAGTTAGTGCGTAAACTTAAAGATCAGCAAAAGACAGAAGAAGAAACACCCTTAATGTTAAAAGGCCCTGCTTAAAGGAATGTTATGCAAGAGCAATTAGACAAAATTGAAGAAAAAGTTGACAGAATTGAGTCTAAGATATCTAACATAGATGTTACTCTTGCTAAGCAAGAAGTAAACTTAGCTGAACATATGAGAAGAACTGAGTTGAATGAAATAGCGGTTGAAAAAATAAGAGAAACATTAGTTCCCATAAACAAACACGTAAATATGTTAGAAGGTGTTTTTAAATTTTTTGGACTAATATCTATTTTATTAGGAATTGTAGTTTCTTTATTAAAACTAATTAGTTTGATGTAAAATATTCAAAAATTAAGTTTCTAGTATGTGTAGCTTTTTTTCTACAAACTTTAATAATAGTAGTAGCATGAAGCCCTAATTCTTGTGCCGCAATAGACGCTGATTGATAAATCACTCCAGTATTAATACAAATAACAGGCTTGCATCCATGACCTCTGAGTTTTCTAGTTTCAGATATCTTTTTCTTAGTTCCCTCTGACCTTAGTTTTCCATACATTGGGTTATTAATACCTTTTACCTTTTCTGATGTTTTTCTTTTTGATTCTTCACTTCTCTTCTTGCCATACATCGGATTTCCTTTGCCAGAATATAAAACAGATCTATATTTTATAGTAGACTCTTGAGCTTTAAATCCCCACGCACCCTCTCCACCATTAGTAAGATTTGCTTCACAATAACCTAAAGATTTATACAGCTTTATTAATTCAACTTCTTTTTTATAAGCTTCTTTTTGAGTTAAATTTTTTAAAATTATTTGAACTTTATAACCAATTTTAGAAATGCTTTTCCAGTATTTGTTCCTACTCTTTTTCTGAAAAGCTCTATCCCCACTACCTTTCCCTATATAAAATGGAGTATTATTATCAATTCTTATGTGTCTATAAATATAATACTTATTCATACATAATTAGGCTTATTTCTTAATACAAAAAGCTTTCACTTTAAATGACTTACTTTCTAGAGCAACAAGCTTCTCAATAGCTTGCATGCATGTTATGTTAGATTTAAAATCCTGAGTTTTAAGCTGGACTTCACCTGACAAAGAAAAATAGTAAAAAAATAAAACGTACATTATAGTAATTCCTTTTCAAGGCTTAAAAATTTACACTTATTGCATGAGTAATAATCCCAAATGATACTAGGTTATCAACCACAATTTGGTAATCATCTGTTGTAATCACAGGTATCTTAATATCTAGTCCGATAACTGGAGTAAACCCAGCGACTGACGGAGGAACAATTCCACGTTTTTGAAAAGTATTAAAATTAGTATTATACCCACCTATCATAAAATCAGTGTACTCACCAACTTTAAAGCTAGATATTGGTCCAACAATATTCCCACAAGCCGAATCTTTACCCTTAAGAATACCTATCTTAGCCTTATCGCTTCCAGCCATAGCTATAACGTATTCGTTATGTATAGTTCCAACATTATTTATAGTATTACAATAATTTAACTTAGGAGCCATGTAGTGATGTGTTATTCCGCCGTAAATCAGGGATATCATACTTTTCCTCCATGCCACTATAAAGTTTGTGACATGCCAAAAATCCTAGCATGAAGAAAAGGAAAGCACAACATATAAAAGTTCCCCAAGTCATATCTTTCATGATCCTACAATCCAATGTTTTTCATTAGCTTTATACTTCGGAAGTTCTTCTTGCTCAAATAAAGCCTTATCTAAAAACCTAATTCTATACTGTGGATAAAGCATAAGATAGCCATCATTTGTCTGAATGGCGTGTAACTGTTTCCAGTGAGTAGGGTGGCGAGAAAACCCCTCTCCAACAAAATCTATAGTAAAAAGATACTTTCCAGACTTGGCTGGTATCATATCAGGCTTAACTTCACACTCAGCGTACCTAAGAGTTTCCATAACAAAAAAGTCAATGTCATCGCTTACACAGTCCCACATCTGAGCGTCTTGAAGGTTTATAAGCCCATTAAACTCGTCCTCTCTAAAGGTTATGGCATGTGCCGGTAGTCCAGTAAAAAGAGCACCATTGTCCAATAAAATGCTAAATTGCAAAGCTTGGTTTTGTCTAGCCCTTACAGACACTAAATGTCCAGCCGTTTTGCCATAGAAGTTAGAGTCATCATTAAATAAGAACCTATTCCAAACATACACACGAATTGGAGGCAAGTTAGCGTTACTCATCCCCAAACCCACTTAGGTTTACCACTCAACACTACCATAGAGTCTAGCGTGAATTGTTTTGGTTTAATCGCTAAGCTAGGGGCCTCAAACTGAGCGTTTAGCAAAGCTTCATCCAGTACACTGTGTAAGCCCCTAGCTCCTAATCCCTTCTCAATAGCCTTCTGCGCTATGATGTTAATAGCACTATCTTCTACCACAAGCTCAATACCTTCGCTCAAAAACCACTCTTTAAACGAGTTTAGAATAGACCCCTTAGAGTCACGTAGGATCTTCCTGTAATCGTCAAATTTAAGCTCCTGAAGCTGTGTGATAACCGGGAATCTTCCAAGAAACTCAGGTATCATGCCAAAGTCCGTTAAACTCTGCACACTTGACGACTCTAGCCCTATAAAAGCACCAGAGCATATAAACATAATATCTTTAGTGTTCATCTTCTTATCATACTCGCCATTCTGAGAGTATTTAGAAATATATGGAACATCACTACCTTCCAGTAGTTTTAGAAGTGACTGCTGCACTCCAAGACCATTAACATCTGGTCCATTTCCGTCATTAGATTTTTTACGAAGCTTATCTATCTCATCGATGTATATAATAGACTTTGAGGCCTTATACTCGTTGCCTTCGCATATACCCAGTAAGTCTGTTATAAGTTCTTCTACACTTCTTCCCTGATATCCAGAGGAAGTGAACTGAGTTGCGTCACTTGTCAAAAAGTTAACGCCTAGTATTTGAGCCAGTATGGACACTAGATATGTCTTGCCACACCCAGTAGGTCCGATTAATAGCACGTTAGACTTTTTAATAGTACTGCCGTTCATTCTTTTAAAATGGTTATAAGCGGCCACAGACAAGGCTCTTTTAGTTTTCTCATGACCGATAACGTACTCATCTAGCTGCTTTTTAATTTCTTCTGGAGTTTTCATTCTTAGTCTTCACTCTGAGTAATTAAGTCTTCAATTGTAGTGTTGTCCAGCTCTTCAACATTGCTATTGTACTGAACGTCTTCAAAAGACTCTAGCTGCAATCCTTTAGCCGCATTGTTCTGAATGTCGTATCTTCTTTTATAATCATCAGAGTTTATTTCTCTCTGCTCCCAAAAGTCATACGCCATATTGCCAAGCGACTTACTTTTCTTGTTAAAGTCTTCAATAGCAGTCTCAACTTCCATTGGATAGAACCCATTCTGATCAAAGAACTTTACGTTCTCTTTTTTCTTTGAAAGCTTCTTAGCTTTTTTAAAAAGTCTGGTAGATTCTTGATCTGTGTTGAAAGTTCCGTGAACAAACTCTTTGTAGTAATTGTTTAGAAAATCTTTCTCATTGTCATCTAAAGCACGTATTACCTTCTCACCATGTTCGTTAACTACTCCAGAAAGATAGGAAGCTTCTATAAACTCCTGCCTCTGAACTCTCGCACCTTTTTTATTCAGGTACTGAAAGTTTTTTTTGTGCTTTTTTACTTTGCCAGTGTTGCTTGTCATATTGTTTCGCAGCCTTTAAAATATCTTGGTTAACTTCAAAAATACCCTCTTTGATCATATAATACCGCTGATGGTTTTTTCGGTAATCTGGAAAGTGTTTTCCAAATGTTTGGAAGAAGGTTATTTTCTTAGCCTTCTTCTTAACTTGATCAACTCTCCAGATAGATCTATATACGTAGAATATTAAATAATTTGGTACAGCCTGAGTTCCAGATTCGATACTTAGATCCTGTATAAAACTTAACACATCTCTATTATCTTCTCTCTGCTTTCTTTGGTCTCTAGGCTTTTCTTCAATTAATTTCAATAACTCTTCAATAGATTTTGGCATAGCTACCTTAAAAAGTCAAACTAACTTTTTTGTTTCTTACTTCAATAAACTTTCTAGCATGTGAGAAGTTTTCTTTCTTAACATCTCTAGAGAACTTGATATCAATAGGAGCTGGAAGCAATGGACATGCCGAGAACACTACATTAATGATACCGAATGGAGTAGAAACTTCTTCTGTGATCTCATCTTCAATAAGAGCTTTATCACATGTAACATCAGCTACTTGATCAGCTTGTCCAGTTTTTACAGCGTTCTCTCCAAAGCTCCAAAGCTCATTAACGATAGAGGCTTCGTAGTCTTTTAGAGGAATACCGATTCGTTTAGCAGCAGCTTTGTTCATGCCAGACAATACTTGATGAATTAGATCAAGTCTAGAATCTAGTTCTCCGGGAACTTGCCCAGACAGTCCTGAGATTGCACCTCTGTGACTCATCAATGTTCCAGATGGAGTGATGTATCGAATACCGAGTTGCTGAACTACTTGATAGCCCATAGATGCAGCTGATAGTGTAATTGTGTGAACAGGAATCTTTAGTGACTTAATTGTATCAATAAATCTTAGACCGTCCGCAACAGATCCACCCGGAGTGTCTAGAACTAAATAAAGCTTATTTGAAGACGTAGACTTAGCAAATACTTCCATGATCTTTTTAGCAACATACAGTCCAGTAAATGGCTGGTTAAAAACTACACTATTATCTTTAGTAAGTGTAATTTGTGCATTTTTAGCGAAGGCAGTATTGCAAATTAAAGCAATAATCATAATTAATTTTAACATGAACTCTCCAATAATAAAAAAACAAACGTAACTGTTTGTGATAAAGTTGTAACATATTTTGTAAGAAAAAACAATATTTATTTCTTACACTCTCCAATTAATACTACTCCGTCCAAAAATCCTCCTCTTTCCAAGAACTTAGCTTCTCTTTTTTCGAAGATTAGGTCGGTTATATTTTGCTTAACTGCTATGGCTCTGATAACTTCAAGCACATCTGCCAACTCTTCTGCAAGGTCAGATATGGACTCTGCACCAGCCACTTCGTTAGCTTCCTCTACGATCTTATTCTTCAATAATTGGAGCATCTCATCATCAGACGCTTTCCTAGTATTAAGAGTTTCACCTCTTTTAGAATATACATACTCTACTATCTTGTCACGAACTAATTTTTCCACTAAAGTAACTCCCTTCCAAGAGCAGTTTTCTGCAACTCTTTCTCCAATTCACGATCTTCTAACAGTTCCTTCGCTTCTTCTATTGATATAAGACCTGACTCTAATAGAATAAGCATTAATTGAACTTTACTGTCAAAACTCATTTCTTATTCTCTCTTCTAGCCAATGCCCTATCACCTCTTTCAGCCAAGCTCTTAGATTTATGGCAAATCCAGCATATGCTCTGAACATTGTCCTCTTCACAAAACATTCTAGTTATCACCTTATTCCAATCCTTATTCTTACCAGAGTCTTCAACTGGAATAACTGGCTCAATATGATCAACATCCATTCTACCAGCTATAGCTGTTGGATAGTCATTTCTTATAGACTCTATAGATCTTTTTCCAGTATAAATTATTTGCTTGCATAAAGGGCATTTATGAAGCTCAGGGCCTATCTTAGTCTTTTTCTTTGCCCTTAATATTGGAGGCCACTGCTTTGTCAACTTTCTTAATGCCGACATTATTTTTGATTCGAATTTCTTGTCCACTAGGTTTCTCCGGTTTAACACTTACTACTTCTACTTTAGGATCAGGATACCTAACCAGCTTATCTTTTATAGCCGTAAGACCATAGTCTTGTAACATATTAAAAGCACTAACCTGTGGTAGCATTTTTCCATAGAACGGACTTCTAAACCAGTCCCCAACTAGCACTATATATAATTGCTTATTATCTAGCTCTACCAAGGTTCCACTATTATTGGACAATATCGTAGCCTTAACTGGAGTTACCCAGTCTTTTTTTGTGGCATCAGCAGCATTGCTGTTTACAACATCATCCAGTGTAATTCTAATTCCTCTAACTAATTTACTCAACTTCTACCTCGCAATAATCTTCTTCGTTTCCGCTAATTCTCATATAATATTCAGTCTGATCTACTGAGATGCATCCACACTTACAAGTAACATACTCTCCGGGATATCTGGAGCTTATTATATCTGCACAGTTATTACATCTAAGTTTAACAGGCTCAAAATAAGTCATTTCTTCCTCACTGATCTATACCCACAAGCTGACTCACATAAGTCTAAATATCCCATAGGTAACTCTGTTGTCTTTACTGAAGCTCCGCACTTAGGACATTCTCTTTCTACCACTTTCTTAACAAACTTTTCAGGCTTAGTAATCTTAACATCTTTTTCTTTTTCTTTCAACAATTTTTTTAGTTTAGCAACCTCTTGCTTGAGATCCTTTATTTGACGCTCCATCTCATATTCTATTTCTAAGTTAGCTTTTCGTTTTCTTCCCATTAGATACCTCAAGTAAGTATATTTATGATCTATCTTTACTTTTCTTTGACTTCATATACCTTTCCATCAATATAAACAATATTTGTTTTAAGACTGGTTTTTGACACAAACTCTTCAACTATGATCCATCCAGTCACGCCTAACATTATCACAAAGCTTATGTAAAATCCAATTAAAAAACTATTCATACATTTTATAAATCTCATCATTTACTCATTTCTTGAATAAGCTTATCTAAGTATATTTTAGCTTTTTTCAAATCCTCAATACCATTCTTTTCTTTATATCTCCAGACGTATTTGATTATATTACCCTCTAAGAAGTTCATTTCCTGATCTATGATTACGTCCCAGCATTCTAATTTACCACGCTTATTGTATCTAACTGGCTTTTCTACATCTTCTACTTTTTTCATAGCACAACCTCGTCTGCAGCTTGGTTTAGATAATCCTTTACTTCTTTCTCACTTAAAGCCATCCACTCACATATATCCTCTATTTTCTCGTCACATACATATAACATACATACAAACCACTTAACTCCACCAATGTGAATTAGTCCGTCCATAGCTAATCTTACCTCAGACTTGGTAGGAATGCCATAAATGAATCTGTGAATTTTAAAAATAATTTTAGCTATTTTTTTCATCGTAAAAAAAAGTTTAGAATTTGGTCTACCATTAAAAACATTTCTGCACCATGCTCTCCAAATATCTCAGCGCAAACCTCTTCCATTTGATCTGCGGTTAGGCTAGAGGAGTTTATACTGCAACACATTACATAAGCATGCATAAGCTCGTGCCTAACATACTCTGGAGATAATTCAGATAGCTTAAAAAAAATCTCATGCTCTTTTGTGTATGTAATAGCGTGACTATCTCTTCCGTGTAGTCTATGATAGGTAGAAGTTGCTTGAGCGTAGATTTTCCAATCTACACCCTTTATCTTAACTGTAAGAAACTTAGACTTTTTCATTTTAATCTCTTAATTATATCTTCCTCTTCACCATCAAGATTAGCTCTAATATACTCTCCAATTACTAATCCGTCAACCCAATAGAAATCCTTGTTCATTTCTATAATAGGTTTTGCAAAACTTAATGCATCATTCTTATCTTCAAAGCTCTTGAATTTTGGAGTACCGTCGTCTACGTATAACACCGTGTATTTCACTTCTTACCTTTACTTGCGTTATAGGCTCTCATAGCATCAGTTACTTTAGCATTACCTTTAGCAAATTTAGCAAGAGTTTCTACAAAAAGCTCTTCCATACTAAGTACATCAAATTGATTATATTTCTTCATACATTCCCAAGCTTTTCTATTACCTTTCATACATTGATCCCATAGATCCCATCCGGGAAATTGCTTATGCGATTGTTTTTTATATTTTCTATTGAAACGCTCAGTCATGTAAGCTAAGCTATACCAAGGAAGTCTTAAGTGCCTTTTAGCAATCTTCTTAGTATCTATAGTCTTATACTCATCTGGAACTGGAAGTTTATGCTCTGCAATTCTATTATTTATTTCTCCATAATCAAATCCATCACCATTTTGCCAAATAATAATATCGGACTCACTCATTAACTTAACTAATGGTTTTAATAAATCTTTTTCATTCATTAAATTCTTTTCATTTCCACGCTGATCTTTATAAAAAATCTCCTTTTCTCCAATCCATTTAGCTGACCAAGAAAGAATGGCTCCATCTTCAATCATCATATTATAACTAAGATTTTGTTGCCAAACACCCCAATGCCACGATTTCTTAGGCTTTGTTTCAATATCTACTAATAAAACTCTAGGAAGTTCTTTTTCTACATCTAAAGCATAAACGTCAATTGCATGCTTAATAGAATCTGGAGATCTAGTATAATTAAATCTAATTCTAAATTTCTTTGCAATTTCAAATCTGGAATAACCTTTCTTGTAATGAGTAAGTACAAAAGTTATTTCCGTAGTGCTCCATTCTTTTTTCACTCCAACTCCTTTAATAATCCAGTTTTTTTACTAATCTCATATTCATGATAGTAACTCTCAACCATCTTACCATGACTCATATTACGAGGTAAACAAAAATATGTATATGGTCTAGAGTTTCTAGCAATTAAAATTATTTCGAACTCCGTGTCGTTAATCATTACAAACTCGCCAACTTTAAATCTAGGTTTTTTTAATTTCCTATAAATCCAATAATAAGCTTGTGTCAACTTCTCTGTGTGTAGAAGAATAATATTGATTATAAGCAATACTGCGACTATTATCATTATTACCATTATAGCTTATGTCCCAATAAAATTAACGTAGATATCAGCGTTATTGCTTGTATCAGCACCTGCGCAAACTGTAGCTTAGATTGTAGCTTTTGCAACTTAATTCTTTCCAAATGATAGTCTTCTGGTCTCATGGCATGAAAAACCTTTTACCACTCTTAGGTGGCACTATTTGACAATGTACCCATGTTGTAGTTACAGAGAAGTCTTCAAACCAAAGACCAATGTTACCACAAAACTCTTCGTTGTTTTTAATCCATCTCTGGAGATCTTTAATATCTTTACAAACTAAGTCACAAGCCTCTCCAGACAAATGCTTGCTTTTCATTGGAATTTGTGACTTATCAGTTATACCTTTATCTTTGTATATTCTTAGATGATCCTCTAGTGATCTGTAGCCAGAACTAATGCTTAATGGCTTACCGTAAGCTTCTCTTAACTGAGAAACAATAGCGTGTAAATCTTGCAAGTTTTCCCAGTGGTCTGCTGGAATTTTTAGTAGCTCTCTAAGTTCAATCACACTAACCTCTTAACGGATGATCTTCTGGAAACTCTTGCTGCATAATTTCAAGATTCTTTCCATACTTAAGCCAGTATATGCCATTTTCACCTTTTATAAAGCTATCAACCTTAGCAATGGCCCAATAAAGTATATTGAACTTTCCCCACTTTGTCAATATAAAGTGTCTATCCACTAATGGAACTGAGAATGCAAACCTATACAGCTGATCCATATTATTCTGCCACAGATAATTCCTGTGTTTACCTTTTATTTCAAGTAACTGCTTAATTGTAGAAATAAGGCTAAACTTAGGAATTGGGTATGGAGAGAAACTCCATCCGTTAAGATGACTTTGCTTTAGAAATCCCAAAGAAGCCATTCCTAGAATCTCATCTCTTGATATTGGAGGAGAAAACTTAGCAGGACTTCTTAGCAGAACTCCATTACCTCTACAGCTGTCGAAACACACTTTGAGCATAGACATATCTAATTCAAGCCCATACTTCTCTGCATAAGCCGTATATATCCAGCCGTTATTGCTTGGTATAATATTTCTGTCCTTAACTGGCTTGTCGTGATATCGTCCCCACATGTCAATGTAATTATTCAAAGTAACTCCTTTTCTAAGGAAGAAAGTTTTCTTACAAATCTATCTTGTTCGCAAGAAGCAATATGGACTTCAATATCATCTCCATCCCATACAGTACTCATCCATCGTATAAATATCACACTATTTCTCATTCTTTTAGAAATAACAACGTAGGACTCTCCAAGCATTGGATCATACCAAACCTCTCCAAATTTAGGAGATACGTCATTACTCTTTTTTCCATCTTTCATAATCTTCTTTCTTAACTCCACACTTAGCACAATCATACACTGAACTTGTTATAAGCACAATCTTTTTCCAGTCATGGCTGCATATTTTTTGATTCCAAGGTAGGTCTACTGTTTCCTTGCAATTTCTAGGAACAGGAGGAGGTAAGCAATCTTCGCCTTCATCGTCAGGAATCCAGAACATTAAAACTCCAGAGATAAGCCTAAGCCAACTCTTTTAGAGGTATCAACTATTCCAACGGCTGATACGTTACCTATTAGTGGGATAGAAGCTATAACTCCTATATCTGCACTTCTTTGTATATTATGAGCGTCTTTTATAGCCAAAACTCCAAGTGATATTGTAGACCCCTTGGATATTATCTTAGAAGTGCTACTACTAATAGAGGATGATGTGTTAGATGAGGTATCTGATGTTTCTTCAGTAGTAGTGTCTGTTGTAGAAGTACCATCTGGCTTAATGACTGTAGTGGTACGAGTTTTTTTCTTTTCTTTCTTAGAAGAGGATGCTTGTTTAACTTCCACATACTTAGTAACTGTAACTATTTCTTGTTTAGGAGATAGCACATATCTTCCAATCAGTATGCAAACTGTAGCAATTATAAAATGAACTTTATACTTCATCATTTTTTAATCCTCAAGCTCTTGATAAAATAAACTGCCGATATAATACCAAACAATAATCCTATTATGTTGAATCTAGAATCTACTAAAAGTATGTTAACAAGTAAGCATGCATACCCACAAGTCAAGTATGTTAATTTCTTTTTCATCCTAACTCTTTTCCTAAACTAGATCTTCTACATAGTTCCTCAGCCAGTTCTTCATCGGTGAAATCTTCAAGAACAGAAAAATCTTTTATTTGAGCAAAGTCGCACAGAAATTCTTTGAGCATTTCATTATGATCTTCAATAATTTTTTGAATTTTATTATCCATTGCCTACCAACCTATCTATTACAATACAAGCAGATAGAACAACTGCCACAGTCATAGCCATTCCTAAAAAAATACTAAGCTTATTTTTAGCAACATACACTCCAATAAACTTACCTATGTAATACCCTATAATTAATTTTAAAAGTGCGATAGCCATTAAATACGTCCTTGTAGTTTAAATTTTAATTTATCTAGAATAGACATTTTGGAAACACTTTCCACCTCATAAACACCTTCTGAGTAATACTTCATTCCATCAAGTCTATAATCCCATCTAATGTATAGGTCTCCATCAGAGTTCATTTTCTTAACAGTACCAACTCCATGAATTGACATAAGCTCACAAATCAACTCCTCAACATTATCGGACCTAATTTCTTTCCTCAGTGGAGTAGTATGGCAATCTATCATTTTATTTATATTTGCATAGAATTGTAATCCATGCTTAGATATCTTTACTTTATCCCCAATATTAATATTCATTTTCTCTCCTTAATACATTTAGCTAATGTTTTATAACTAGCATTAACCGGATCTATGCACTTTACATAATATTGTTGGCATGATAATTGTAATTTAGATGTCATTTGTATGTTAGAACTTGAATCTGCACCTGCACCATTTAGCTGGCATAGTAAAGCTATTGTCTGTATAATTTCCATATCAATGTCCATCTCGTAGGTTATATGCTATCTCAGGCTTTGCTATTAAAGGCATAGCCAATAAGTTAGTATTCTCCATACAATCTTGCACTATTTCTTTAACTTTGTCAATACAGTCCTTATTGCAAGAAATTACCAACTGATCGTGAATCTGAAGACTAACCCAAGCATCTAGTCCTAATCTCAGAAATTCTCGTGACATAGCTATTGCTGCTCTATTCACAAGACTTGCAGCGGCTGATTGAATTGGAAAGTTTAGCGCATTGTTAAGCAAATTATTATACTCTTTTCTAATAGTCTTAAGATCTTCCATAGGAACTTTATGCTTATGTGATAACTTAGGTAAAGCCTTGAAGTCTAAAATAGCATCTCCAAACTTTCTGTAAATCTCTCTAGCTCTTGGTAAATGCCTTACTCTACCGAACTT